TAATGACGGTGTCCCGCTTAGCATTAGTGAAAAGCTGAAAATCGTAGGTAGCTTAATCGGTAGAGGTAAACGCTTTACTGAAGAAGACATCTACGAGTCGATGCTATACATCCATGCTAACGGCGACAAAATTACGGTGAGAAAGATCGCGAGTACACTTGGTTGCTCAGATAGGACGATACATCGTAATATGAGTGATCAATTGAAAAATGAAAAAGATTTACTCAATGCGTCATTATGAAAAAATACAACCCGCGTACTTACTCCTCTTATAAAGAGAGTGTAAACGCAGCTAAAGCTAGGATAAGAAAAGAAACACTAGCTAACTTAAACAGAGATGAAGTAATCACGATGTACCTACCTCTAGTCGAAAATCTCGCCAGAAAGTTCTCAACAAGCCAGCAAGCAAGCGGCGTGATGAGTCTAAATGATATGATACAAGAAGGTTCTATCGGCCTTATAATGTCATATGATACTATCAAGTGGGACAAGATTAAAGAAAGCCCAGATCCAGAACGTACAATAAGATCTTTCTTTTCCAAAAGAATAAAAGGCGCGATTCGCAGAGCGATAGATAAAAACAGAGGTGATATACGTATACCAGAACATAAGCTAAACGAGATTCGTAAAGACAACGGAAAAGACAAAAAGCTTATGCAGATGTTCTTTAACAGTATATTCTTGTCTATAGATGAGAAAGTAGAAAACGATGAAGAATATGCACATCAAGTAATTGACACATCTAAGCCGTATACAATAAATAAGATAAACGACTACCTCATGGATCTCATGTCTAGAGTATTAGAAGAAAGAGAGTATGAGGTAATAAGGTTGTCTTACGGTTTAGACTGCGATAAGCATTCTGCAAAACAAATAGCTGAGATCGTCGGCATTAACGTTGATACCGCGCACGTACGTGTGTCTCAGATTAAACGTAACGCACTGGAAAAATTAATGCAACGCGTAGATCGAAACATGTTATTGGAGTTCATGTAATTAAAAAACCAAAGCGCTTGTAGCTCAGCTGGATAGAGCATCTGCCTTCTAAGCAGACGGTCATAGGTTCGAATCCTATCAGGCGTACTAAAATTAATAAATTATGAAGTTAGAAGTTTTAAGATTTAGTAGTGAAAAAGACAGTACAAATGGGTTATTATTCGATGTCTCAGACGGGCGTTCATTCCTTTGTTACACCCTTGAAGACGAACACAGAGACGAAAAAGTTATGGCTGAAACTAGAATCCCCGCAGGAACATACAGGATTACTCTCAGGACGACTGGAGGATTTCACGGAAGATATCTAAAAAAGTATGGCCAAGACTTTCACAAAGGAATGCTATGGGTACGCGATGTCCCTAATTTCGAGTATATTCTTATTCATACTGGTAATACTGATGAGCACACTGCTGGGTGTCTTATTGTTGGTGACAGTCAACAGGCCAATTTTGGCGAAAGCGATGGTTTTATTGGATCAAGCAATGCGGCTTATAAAAGAATATATCCTGCTATTGCTCAAGCACTTACGTCAGGTGAAGAAGTCGAAATAACATATATCGACTACGATTAATTCTTCGAATTATTTTTGTATATTTATATTATAAAACAGTTAAATCAAAATTCCATGGGTAAATTACATGAGAAGTTATCTGCTATCCAGCAGGACTTTAAATCCAAAAAAAGCCGTTACAACAGTTTCGGAAAGTACAACTACAGAAGTGCTGAAGACATTCTTGAAGCACTAAAACCAGTCAATCTTGAATGGAATGTGTATTTCACGATTACAGAAGAGTTTATACCTGGTCAAGTACCTGTTATAGTATCTACCGCTACGATCTCTGATGGCGTAGATGAAATCTCAGCTAAAGCGGTTGTTGGTGTTGATCTACTACAAAAAGGTATGCAAACACCACAAGCATTTGGCTCTGCAAGCTCTTACGGCAAAAAGTATGCATTGGGTAACTTACTACTCATTGATGACACCGCCGATGCAGATGCTACAAATAATCATAGCAAAACAAAGCCTGAATTAAAAGGCGATGATCTAGAAAAAGCAAAAAGTTACATTAAGAATGGTGGTAGCGTAGCTGCTATCAAGTCTAAGTACAGCTTATCGAAAGAAGTAGAACAACAACTCGCAACACTCTAAGATGACAAGAGAGGAAATAATCAACAAGTTAGACAAAGACGAACACTACTACGGTGAGTTTGGGCGTCAGTACTTAAGTAATTCAGATATCAAGACGTTGTTATCTAATCCACTAATGTTCAAGCAGCAAACCGAAAAAACTGTTCCAATGCTAATTGGTGGTTATTTCCATACTCTTGTTTTAGAACCCGAGAAGTTAAAGTCCTTCAAAGTTATAGAGTCATCAACTCGCAATACTAAAATGTATAAAGAGATAAGCGAAGGTGAGTTATGCATGCTTCAGAAAGAAGCGGACATGTGTGAACTTATGTCAGAAGCTCTTCTTGAAAACACTGTTTGTAGAGAGATGATTAGAGGTACTGGTAACTCAAACATTGAGTACGAAGTACCTGGTATAAAAGAAGTTGAAGGCAAGATGTGGAAGGGTAAGGCTGATATACTCAACCATGATCTTGAACTAATTGTAGATATTAAAACGACTTCTGACTTGAATAAGTTTAGAAAGTCCGCTTATACCTACAATTATGACTCACAGGCCTATATATACAAAAAGATGTTTGGTTATGATATGGTATTTATAGCCATAGACAAAAACAACTATCAAATAGGCGTGTACGATTGCTCTGATAACTTTTTAATCAGTGGTCACGACAAGGTTGTTAGAGCTATCGAAGCGTATGAGTTGTTCTATGAGAACGACAATTTTGATCCTAAACAGTATTTTATTAACGAAACACTTTAAAACCATGGCAGGTATTATTAAAGCGTCAATTGACTTGACAAAAATCCCGAAAGAAAAAATAGTAGACGGGAAAAAAGGTAAGTACATCAATATCGTAGTTAACGTAAACAACGATGTAGATCAATTTGGTAACCAAGCGTCTGTTGTAGTAGACCAAACTAAGGATGAGCGTGCTGCTAAAGCAGCTAAGACGTACTTAGGTAATGGTAAGATCGTATGGTCAGATGGCCAATTTCCAGATCCAGCACCTTACGATAACTCACACAATGGTGCACCAAAACCAGTAGCACAACCAGCGGACGACTTGCCATTCTAATAAATGCAAGTACATACGACCGAGATTAACGGATTTGAAATCAATGAATTCAACCGTTATAATCTTGAGACCGGTAAGACACAGGGGGTTTGTCCTCTGTGCTCTGCCGATCGAAAGAAAGAGAATCAGAAGAAAGCTTGTGCTTCTTATGATTGGGAACGCGGTCTCGGAACTTGCCACAATTGCAACGAAACATTCCAACTACACACTTTTAAGCGTAAAGGTTCTGCAACAAAGGTCTATGTAAGACCTGAGCCAGAACAAATAAGCCCAGTAAGTGAAAAAGTTGAGACCTGGTTTAGCAAAAGAGGTATAAGTGTCAACACCTTGAGTAACTTAAAAGTTACATCTGGTGATGAGTTTATGCCTCAAACAGGTAAGACCGAGAGCGTAATAAAGTTTAACTACTTCATAGCCAGTGCTTTAATAAACATAAAGTACCGAGACGGCCGTAAGAACTTTAAACTTTATAAAGGCGCTGAGAAGGTATTCTACAATCTAGACAGCATAGCTAATACCAACGAGTGTGTTATAGTTGAGGGCGAAATGGACGTTCTCAGTTTACACGAAGCGGGTATTAAAAACGTTGTGTCAGTGCCTAATGGCGCTACAATTGGAAATAATAACCTTGATTACCTTGATAACTGTATTGATTACTTTGTTGACAAGGAGAAGATTATTATTGCCGTAGACAACGACGAAGCTGGCCAAGCGTTACAAGCAGAACTTGTACGTAGACTAGGTGCTGAAGTATGTTACATAGCGGATTTTGAACCCTGCAAGGATGCTAATGAGTACTTAATTAAGTACACGCCAGAGGAATTAGCAGAGGTTATAACAAAAGCCAAACCTGTACCGTTAGAAAACGTAACAACATTTAGAGACATTGAAGATGATGTCATAGACTTTGTTGAGAACGGTTTTAAACCTGGGTACCAAGTGGGTTTAGATAACTTTGATAACATATTCAGTACTTATACAGGTCAGTTTATAACCGTAACTGGTATACCGTCAAGCGGTAAATCAGACTGGGTAGATCAAATGTGTGTTGGTTACAACCGTAACTATGGTTGGAAAACAGCATACGCGTCACCGGAAAACACTCCTACATACCTACACGCTCACAAGCTTGTAAGAAAACTATGGGGTGGTATGCCTCAAAGAGCAGACGTTGGTTCAGAAAACTGGAAAAGAGTTACTGAGCATGTCAACGACAACTTCTTTTTTATAGATATGGAGAGATATAGCCTTGATTCTATATTAAAAAAAGGAGCTGAGCTTGTTAAGCGAAAAGGTATAAAATGCTTAGTAATTGACCCTTACAATAAAGTAAGAGACCTCAGCGGTAACATGAGTGACGTAAACATGTATACGATGGAGTACTTGACAAAAATCGAGATCTTCGCAAAAAAGTATGATGTTTTAGTTATCATTGTAGCTCACCCAACTAAAATGTACAAAGACCAACAGGGTAATATTGAAGAACCCACTATGTACAATATTAAAGGAGGTGGTGAATGGTACGACGCGAGTTATCACGGTTTGCTAGTACACAGGAACTACGAGCTAAAAACAGTTAAGGTTAAAGTACTGAAGGTAAAATTTCAGAATTTGGGTGAAAATGGCGCTGAGGCACACTTCAAGTGGGAGGCGAACTCAGGCCTGTATCAACCAATGCCTGATATAAATGAGCAAGCACTTCCTTGGGAAAGTTAACATGGGTACATACGAATTTACAGCAGCAGAATATAACGCTAGAACTTGGTGCAACAAGAATAACATTTGGATGACACCAGTTGCTAAGAATACTAAACAATGGTATATCGAAGTTAGGGTTAATGGTGATTCGCGTATGTCGCCAGTTACTTACGGTAAAGACGAAATATGGAGAAAATGTTTTGAATTCTACATGTTCTACTACAAAAAACTAAACAAATGAAAGACAGATTTTGGGACGCTAACGAAGCGTTTGAGTACTACTTGGATAAAATACGGCAGTTTGGCTGGAAAACAGAGGTTGGTACTAAAAAAATAAGCAACGTTGGGTTTTATATAACCAATCCAGCTAAAAACGAAATAAAAACTCCAGAACGTAAATGGAGTAAAGAGTATGCGGAAGCCGAATGGCAATGGTACTTATCCGGTGATCGTCAAGTATCTAAACTAGGCGAGATATATGGTAAAGTTCCAGTAATATGGCAAAAAATGGCCAATAGCGTTGGTGATGTCAACTCGAATTATGGTTGGCAATGGCAACGCGAGCATCAAATTGATTATGTTGTATCAGAGCTTAAAGCAAACCCTAATAGTAGAAGAGCGGCTATAAGTATATACGATGGTAAAGAGTGGCCAACTTACAGAAAAGATACTCCCTGTACCTTTGCTATACACTTTTCCATTGCGTCGGGCCGCTTAAACATGACCGTTATGATGCGTTCTAATGATCTCTGGTTTGGTTTCTGTAACGATCAGTACTGTTTTTCAGAACTACAAAAATTAATAGCAGAGAGACTGAGTATACCAATAGGTGAATACTACCACTTTGTATGCGACTTACACTTATATGAACAACACTTCTAAAATTATGTATTATATTTATCATATACCTGGTAAAAAGATTGGCGTGGCGCGTAATCTTAAATACAGGGTAACGCTAATGCAGGGTTACAAGACCGGTGAATACGAAGTTCTTGATCAAAGTGAAGATATTGATTACATATCTGACCGCGAGATAGAACTTCAAAAGGCTTATGGCTATAAGGTCGATCCTGTGCTTTATAAAAATCTTTTTAAATCATCTAAAACAACAAAAGCCATGATCACATTCAGTAGTCAAACAACGACGTTCCCATTCCCAAAGAAAGAACTAAGAACCAGTTTGGTACCATATATTGGACATATGTGGGAAACAGAAGACGGTTTATTAGAAATAAACAGTAAGACAATTGACTGGATCGCTAAAAACGCGTGTAAGTCGATGTTTAACGAGGATAAAAGTTATATTTATAATAAAGCATTTGCTGAGTACTTGCAAGAGCAAGAAAACGAAGGCATCGATATTTTTGATAACATACGCCAGTGGGCAAGCGAAAGAGGCTTGTACGACAAAGGTGATGTAAAGACGCAGTACGTAAAGTTAATGGAAGAAGCTGGCGAGCTCGCGCAATCTATTATCAAGAGTGATGATGCTGAGTTTATCGATGCTATTGGTGACATTGTTGTGGTCTTAACTAATCTAGCTCACTTAGGTGGTGTCAAGATCGAAGACTGTATTCAATCTGCTTACAATGAGATTAGCAACAGAAAGGGCGCTATGGTTAATGGTTCATTCGTAAAACAAGAATCATTATGAGACAGAAGATAATTAACTTCCGCGATCCCGTTGTCGAAAAAGTAGTCGACAAGTTTGTTGATAGATCAGATGTAGGTTACGTTAAATACGGTAAGACGCTAGATGAAGAGAGACGTACAAAAGTCAAAGACTTAGCAGATTACTTGAACGATGTCCAGGAAGAACTAATGGATGCCATATTGTATATTCAAGCTGCTAGAGATGAAATTAAAGACCTAGCAAATGAAAAAGAAGAGTAGTAAAAGAGGTCCTGTAAGAGCTAAAAAAGTAGAGTACGACGGTATAAAGTTTCAAAGTGGCCTAGAAAAGTACATGTACATGGCTCTTAAAAAAGCAGATATATCATGCCGTTATGAGATCGAAAGCTTTACTCTTATAGATGGATTTAATTTTAAAAACAAATCATACGAAAGACAGTCAAATGGTAAGGGAGAATATACTGAGAGAGGCAATAAAAAGATACGTCCAATCACCTACACACCGGACTTCACAGGTCCAGGATTCATCATCGAGTGTAAAGGAAGAGCAAACGAATCATTCCCAATTAGATGGAAATTGTTCAAGCGATACGTCGCTTTAAAAATGCCAGGAGTTACATTGTATAAACCTCAAAATCAAAAAGAATGCGACAAAACGGTAGAACTGATACTCATAAAAAGAAGAGTTCAGCAGACCATGCTTCTAAAGGATACAAGACAAGACAAATAGACAGGTATGTTAAGTGGTGTATCAATACCAAAGGATACGTGAGATATAGAGACATTATTAACCAAGTAGAAAAATACAAGCTACAGTGAAAGAAACATATTGGGAGATATCCTTTGGTACTTACCCAGGTATATTACTGGGATTTAGAACATATCAAGAAGAGGATGAAGTTAAATGGGATGGTGATCCTGCTGTAATGACAGAGCGCAACCACGTTTTATACATTCCTTTCGTAGATATGTGTATTAGAATAATAACCCTTCAAAAGTAAAAAAATGACAGACGATTTCGAAGACTTCGTAGACATGCTTGAACAAGCAGAACAACCAACTTGCAGTTTCGACAACCCTGAAGATTGCGAAGCTTGTGGGTCATAGTAAAAAAAGAGATCAAATCAAGCGCGCAACTGAACCTAAAAAATGGTGTGCAAAAGAACCTAAAGAGTGTAACTGCAAAAGAAGTTGTGATGAGAGATAATAGAGTTGATAGTATACTACATGAGTTAGCTATACTACACAGTGGTCTCGGTACTGATTCAACCGAGAGAGAGAAAGAAACGGTTTTAAATAAAGAAAACTACCTAAGAAAAAAGATAGCAGAAATAGATAAAGATTTAGAAGAAAGACTTTTTCCTTAAATCTTTATTGTTACATTAGTGGAGTCATTGCTCCCAATGGTTTTTGATTAAACACTGTTTTTCTAAAAGTGGTATGTGCAGATTTTGCATGTACCACTTTTTATTTTTCAGTGGCATACTTAACACCCATTATGGTTCCAACTATACTAAACGAATTAGTTAGCAGTATACCAAACAGATTAGACCAAGTACTTTCTATTATCTTAGAATCATAACCCTGGTACAAGACAAACATATATAACAAAGATGTTATAACACCTACGCCCACAATAACTCCTAATGCAAGCTTAACAATAATACCTACTAACTCAAACTGAGTTTTCTTTTGCATGACCTCTAAGTCATTTAGAGCCTCATCTCTTAAACTTTCAGCTGCTTTTTTAGCATCTTCAAGTTCTTCCATCTTATCCTGTAGATCTGATAAGAGAGCTTTATTTAATACGTTAGCTTCTTCAAGCTCTTTGTTCTGAGCCTGTACCTGCTTAGTAATGTCTAAACGCTTACGTCTTTGAGCTAAGTCTTTTCTTTTACACTCTTCAATGTAGTCTTTAACTTCATCATCAGTAGTCTTAGCCAGCAGCTTAACAAAGTTTCCTTCTATGAAAACTTTCTTAGACTTGGCTTTAAGTATAGCTTCCTTTACCGTGTCTTTAGAACTAATCACCGCAGCAGTGTATTTCACAACTATCCAAGTAGGTATTATCAGGATTACCGTTAGTTACATATCCTGTTTCATACTCTTTAGTATTACTATTAACTAAAAAACCAGCTAAACCTACAAGCAAGAAGAATATAATAGCAACCCTAAATTCTATAATCAGTTTCATTATCTATATACCTTAAAAGAATTTGTTTTATTTACATAGCCTTCGTAATCCTTATGAAACTCCTCAAGTCTTGGTTCAATATCATCAGACTTGATAATCCAGAACTGAGCCCCTACTTCTTTAGCTTTTTGTATTTCCTCTTCATCAGAGCTGCTAGATATAATGCCAATAACACAGCCGTTACCATAGTCCTGGTTGATCTTACGTATCATTTCAATGCCATCAAAGCTTGATCCAATGATATTAAGATCTACAAAAACACACTGTGGTCTTTCGTGATCTGGATCATCTGGAAACCATGCTTTAAATTTTCTGTCAGCTTCGTCTGAGCTGTCTAATGACTCTATAGAGAGCGCTATATCTAACATGCTACAGGCATCTTCAAATACCAGGTGAAATAGATTCTCATCATCTATTAGCATCAATGTGTCGATCATATCTTTATGTATACTTTTGTACCGTTATCTTGTTTCTCAGCAAACACACTGAAGCCGTGTTCTTTTAATATTTCAATAGATATATTAAGTCCAAGCCCTGTGCCACTTTCTTTTTGTCCTTCTTTTCTAGCATAAGGTTTACTAAGTTCAATAAACTCTTCACCTCTTAACCCTCTACCATTATCCTCTACTACAATGTAAGAACCACCGTGGTAGCTTGCTTGTAGATATATTTTTATCCACTTAGTAGCAGAGTCGTTATATTTTAAACCGTTTCTAATAAAATTATCTATAGCAGTACAAAATAAAGCTTCATTAACATCCAGACCAATAGGTAAATCACCTGATAATAAAACCTGATTTTTATAAGCCGTAAGCTTTAGATAGTCTTCTAGTATAAACTTTATATTACAGGTTTTTTTGTTTAACTGAGCATTCTCTTTAACTAGATTAGTGAATTCATAGACACCAGCATAAACTTTTTGCGCGTGATACAAGCCATCTTCGATTAGCTTTAATGGAGAGGCTATTCTAAGCTCTTTAACGATGTCTTCGTTGAGTCTACGGTTCAAAGACTTGATACCTCTAGGTAAATAAGTATTGATACCGCTATGCATGTCATGTCTAATGATCTTAGCAGCGTGTTCTAAGTAAATGTTTTTCTTGCTAAGATCTTGTTTGATAGATTCTTTATTAGCTAGAAACTCTTTTACTACTAAAAAGAAAGGTGGCATAAAGGCAATAACCGATAGCCACTCAAAGTAATGTGTAAATGTAGAATGATGTATGTATTTAAAAACTACTAAAGTTTTAAACACAAAAAACGTAAGCATTATTACTGTAGAGCACAACAAGCATATCCTAGAACGTATAGATATACCATCAAGTACGGACATTATGCCTTATTTTTATTAAGATAATACCATCTCTGAAGAGTGTATCCTATAGATATCACTAAAAGCAAAACTTTTAGCGCTGTTTCTAAATTTGACATGCTTATACCTAGTGCCGATAAGTTTATAACGTAAAGTTTAGCGTCTTGTGCATTCACTGTTTTATCTTTTTCTAGATCTTGATCTACTTCTAGATCTCGATCTTGTTCTTGATTTAGTTTCTTTTGTATCAACACCTATCTGGTAATCAGGCCAGCCTAGGAACATTAATATCTGCTCATATGTTTTAAACTCACCTTCAAGATCTACAGAGTTAAGTATATTTTCATACTTCTGCATAAGCCTGTCTAGTGGCACATTCGATGCTACCGATGTACCAACAGCCATAGCTTTTAAGAAGTTTGTGTCACTAAGCATTTCTAAAGTACCCAAGTTTTCTTTAGATTTTTGTAAGTAATAACCAACACTCTTAATCTTGTTCAGCTTCGAACCAATAGATGGCGCTATATTAGCTGCTTCAAACGCTAGCATTTCAAAGTCAGGGTTAGGTCTGCCAGATCTCTCTACAAACTCAACGCCTACATTTTTAATTACAGACATAATGTGACCTCTAATACCAGCACCGCGTAAAAATGAATCAAGCATACCATTAACTAGCTTGAACTCATCAGATTTAACCAATCTCTCTTCGTCATCGTCAGAAAAACCAATAAGTGTGCCTAATAAAGCGCTCTGTAAAGACACGAACAAAGCGTGTTGCGCCATACCGTAGTAAGCTATTCTAGACATTGAAACAGCAGCACTACCTCTTTTGTTCTTTAAGTTACTAAGCTCTTTCTTGATTATCCTGTCATACTGGGACTGAGTGTTAGCAAACGTCAATAGAAGTCTACCACCAAGGCTAGCTTGCTGAGCGCTAATTCTGTCAGGTCTAGACGACTGTTGTGATTCTTCTGTTTTATTTCTAAAATCAATAAACGCTCTTGCTTCAGCTTCTTCTTGTGTTAAACCTTGCTTTAAATACTCGTTAACATAGTTTCTGTAGTAAGGAGCACCACCCATTACAATAGCTAAGCTATCCGCGATTTGTGTTGGCATAAAGCCTTTTGATAGTAACCAACCTACGGCCGCTTTAAACTTGTTTGTAGCATTTTTAGTTGCATCAACGAGTTCAGCTTCATTGATGTCGATTTTAAGACCCTCACGACGCTCTCTCATGTAGTTGGAGTTGACCAATGTCATTACATCAGACCAGAACTGCTTTTGATTAGCGTACGCTGTGCCTGCTTTCAGCACGTTGTTAGGACCAGCGGCTTCAATATAGTTTGTAAACGAGATTAACTGCAATACAGCTGATCTAGTGTTAGCAAACATAACAACACCAACAGAACCATTTAACCAGTTCATGATGTTATTAGTAAACTGTGAGTCACCTGTTTCTAACCTGTTTCTACCCGTTTTCATTCTGGTGATTATGTTATCAAGAGACTTGATATAATCCTCACCAAATGCTGCTCTCATTTTGTTTTTATTCTTCTCGTTAAAGATAAAATCAACGTTTCTATTCCACTCTTCTAAGTATTTCTTTCTACTGTTCTTTTTCAAAGAGTCGATGATGTCACCTATAATACCACCAGAGTTCCAGTTTTTACCAGGTTCTACGTGACCGTGAAGATCAGTAATTTTCATTATCTCAATAGCGGCTTCTCTAGCCATACCATCTTTAACGACAAATGCTTGAGCTTGCTTTATTTCGTTTTCAGATATACCAGATATGTCATAACCTTTTCTACTCCATATGTATATTCTGATAGCGTTTTCAACACTCATACCAGGGAAAGCATCAGCTTTTAACTGCTTAAACAAGGGCTTAAACGTCTTCTTGATATCACGGTACTGCCTGATCATTCTAACTCTTTCAGCTGAGTAGTTGTTCACACCTTCATAGTAAGGCTCTAACAAGTACTCTTCAAAGAAAGATATATGCTTTTGTGATTGATCACCTTTACCAACGAGATAGTTTTCTATAAGACCTCTGTAATCGTCGTGTGACGGTGGTACAAAGAATACATTTTTATTCTTATCTCTACCCAGTTGTTTCGATGCTACCTCAGAGAATTCTGTTTTAGCGTTTAAACCAGTAACATCTTCAAGTATACTGTTAAACTCAGCATCTAGATCAGCAGCAAGCCTATTCAACCTTTCTTCCTCTTCTGCTTTAGCTATCTTTTCGGGATCTTGGCTGATAGTCCCTGTCTCTTCTATTTCCTCCTTTAGATTCTCTAAGAATTTCTTTACCTCTTGTTCCTTGTCTTTTAGAGATTTTTTATCTTGGTTAGACATGTCATCTTTAGAAAAATTACCAAGATTATCTATTAAGTTCTGTATGTTTCTACCAACACTTCTGTTGTAGTCTAAAGAAACTAAAGCAGAGTGATCTATAGTTACTGCGTCTCCGTTTTCTTTGTAAATCTCAATGTTATTAGAACCTTGTTTACCTACCGGTACTCTAGATATTCTAGACAAGAAGGTAGGCTCTACGTTGTTTCTAAAATGAGGCATAACAACACCTTGTTTAGCCAAGAGTTTTTTAGCGTACGCTTTAGAGACTTGTACGGTTACGAAGTCATCTAGTATATCTATAGACGAGTTGTCTTTTCTAGGGTTTGTTACAACGTTGGCTAAATAACCAGATAAATACTTAGTTGGTATAGAATACATCAACGACTTAGGTGTTGATTTTTCAAGTACCATGTTTACCCCAAACCTAGAAGCTTTACCTATAATAGGGTTTTTAGCTTCAAATACTGTATCGAATATAAAAGCAACTTCTTCTCTAGTTAAATTACCATTAGCATAAAGTGCTTTTACTTTATAGAAGCTGTCTTTTAGTTTGTTTTTTAAAGTCAAAGGATCTAAGCTCACACTTTCGTTAAGAACACTTAACACGTCGTTATCAAAAACCTTTTCAAGAACGTTGACTTTAGCTTCGTTAGATATAGTGTTTTCACTGACGTTTAGCAAGCTCTTATGTCCTTCGTTTAAAACAGTGTTTTGAGCTATGTTAAACAAGTTATCAGCAAGAGAATCAGTGAACTCTGCTTCAACAGCTTTATGTGTTCTTAATCTAACAGTATCGATGTTTCTAGCGATATTAGCAAAGTCTAAAGCTAATTGTCTAGAAAGAACAACAGCGCTAGCCTCGTTCAACCATGGGTATTCTTTAGCAAAAGTATTTACAAGGTTGTTTGTCAATGCTATTCTAAGCTGACCCAATTGCTTATCACGCATCATGTTAGGCATGAGCTTGTAAGGAGCAATGCCATCTTTAAATGCTTTAAGTAAAGGATCTGGGTTTTGCATGATTAGCTCAGCCATACGTAAACCACCCATTCCAGCGTCTAAAGCGTTAGCACTAAACTTCATTAATGGGTCACGTTCAATTAAGTATGCTACCCTACCTATAACTTGGTTTTCTTCAACCACATCAGCGTTTTTCTCAATCATGCGCTCGTACATGTCGATGACTCTACCCTCAACAGGGTTGCCTTCTAAATCGTAGAACTGCTGGTTAGGGTTTTGCATAACTTCAAGAGTAGCATCGAGACCAAGGTCTATAGACATAGCTTCAGCTAAAACTCTTTTATGCTCATGTGGCATGTTTCTACTTCTACCGACACGTGTTGGGTCTAAGTAGTTTAACCACTCTTCTTTTGTTGGGTAACGTCTTTGTACTTTGTTTACACCTGAGTAAGCGTCTCTAATGCCTAACATCCTAGACTCTTCAGCTGTGTAGCGTATTACATTGCCCTTAGCGTCTTTTTGGAACTCATATAAAACTCCGTTTAATGCAGGGAATTTTCTAAGTGTGTTAAGGCTTAATTCTTCTTGAATCCAACCTTGGTTCTTAGAAGCCCACTCAATAAACTTAGCTGATCGTGTTGGGAACTTTTCAAGCATGGTCTTGTATATAAGACCCTTGTATGCTTCAAACAAGTACGACCTAAACAAGCTTGGTTTCCATTTTTTAGTAGACATCAAATCAGGAGACAAGCTCAGCGTTCTAGTAACGACGCCCCTGATCTTGTTCATCTCTTGTGGTTCTAAACCTAACTTTCTTCTAATTCTACTGAACTCACCTAGTGAAGCTGGTTTATCAATAGCTTCTTCTATACTTTGCTCGTCACTTACAGATGGACCACCACCAGCGAGATCATCAACGTTAGTATTGAAGGTTTCACCTAGGTATTTGTTTTTTATAGAAGCAGCTCTTAAAGCAAAGTACTTGTTGATATAAGCAGCTAATGGCACTCCTTTATCAGGGTTGTAACTCATTACTATACCGACCAATCCCTCTACATCCTGTATAGCCGCGTCTTCTATTAAGTCTTTATCGAGTTGCCACCCAGGTAACGTGTCCCAGTTACCACGTATGGCTATTTTACGAAACATAGGTCTATACATTTCACCTATTTCGTATACCGCAGCTACACCTTGCTCATCCCATAATCTCTGAACCTCAGCGCTCATTTCTTGCTGAGCTTTAGTAGGGCCTCTTTTTTTATCTTCAAACTCGTTTGCGGAGTCCATGTCTTCAGCAGCTAGCCAACCCTTAGAGTTTTTATCTACTTGAAGTAAAACACCTTTGCCACCGTACTCAGCAAACTGTCTCTGTGCTTTAGTTGACTTTCCTTTTACAATAGAATTATTGTAGTCCCTGACAAAGTTAAACACATCTTTACCGGTGTTAAACTCAATGTTCTTGAGACCCAAGTCCTGCATTATTCTTCTTATAAAGTCTCCTATTTTCTCAAAGAAACTCTGGTCGTAAGTAACTCTTCCAGTTAACAAAGAATCAGATAGTACAGTGATAAACTCTTCTAAGTTTCTAGGATCAAAAGTTACGTCAGACATAGAAGCTAGCTTGTTAAACTGTTCTATGTTTTTGTTTGCTTTTTTAAATAACTCTTCTGCAGTGTACTTTTTGCCTAGTAAAGTATATGTTTGGTAAACTCTCATCCTAGACCTCCAGTTGTCTAGGTCTTTTATTTTTCCAGAATCTTCTAGTTCTAGCAAATAATTGTTTAAAGCACCTACTGTTTGTTTTAAAGCGTCTGTATTGATCTTACTTTTACCATCTTTTAGTGCCGTAAAAGTATTGTGCAAAACAGCATGTAAGACCTCATGGCTACCAGTTGTAACGTTTCCAGAAGCTATAGAGCCTTGCGCGTTGACAATGATTTTACCTTTAGTTGTAAATACACCTGGTTTTCTTTTTAACTCGCCTTCAACGTAGTCTAGTTCTTCTTTAGTCGGGTTGTTTATACCTCTATCTTTTAAAACCTCAACAGCGTATTGTCTAGTGTTTTCAGCAACAACAACATTATCACCAACAATTTCTAGATCAGCAAAAGCTTTTACCGCGTTGTTCAGGTTAGCATTGAACTCTTCCATAGAGACTAGTTCAAAGTTCGCGTCAACAACTTGAGATTTTAAAGTGTTTGATTTTTTAACTAAATCGCTTTTGTTGTGGTTTAAATCGATGTTCTTTATTTCAGCGGCGTGTTGCTCTTCGGTTATAGAACCCTCTTTCAACTGAGTGTTTAACACATCGATTTGCTGCTTTCTTATAGACTCTAGGTCTTTTACTTTTTTACCATCCTCAGAGCTTTGGAAATCAGATAGCTTTTTTTCAGCGTCGTTCTTATTGTACTCAGCATCCATTAACTTCGACTTCTGATCGCTACTCATTGACCTGTCAAAGTTCTGAGAGCTCATCATGAAATTATCGAGCTGCTGCTTTTTTTCCTCGTATGCTTCTTTTGTTATAACACCGTCTTGAAGGTCCTTGTTTAATCTAGCAATATTGTGTTGATGAAACTCTCTTAGACCTTTTATATCTAGTTTTCCAGCAGCTACAGCATAAGCATTTGAAGCTTCAGTTATCGTAGATGACGTTACATTACCGCTAAATGGTAATAACGAACCCATGATAAACCCAGCTCCACCACCTTGTATGTAGTTTTCTCTAATATATTCACCTACTGTTACGTCACTAGCAGCTTGTTGAAACACCTCAGTCATCATCTCGTCAAAACCACCTCTTACAGATGTTAATCCGTTTTTAGACTGTTGCTTTAACCAGTGTTTAAATTGTCCTTTGACTAGAGACGCAGCGTTTTGCCTAGCGCCTTGTTTCAGAACGCTCATACCTAAAGACTTACCTAAGACAGATGATGCACCAACGTACTCAGCAGCACCACTAACGAAACCAACGCCCATAGCACTATTAAATATTTCGTTATTCATATCCTCTTCAACAACCCTCATTAATTGGTCAATGCTAGGCTGGAGTGTATTGTATTTTACTTTAGCTTGTTTTTGTACTTGTCTTAAGTAGTTATCACCGGCCATTTGAGCTGCTGGTAATGTACCGAAGGTTAATATTGCAGACAACATCTGTGGAAGCTGTTCAGAGACAATTGTTTTAAGCGTCTGTAAGGACTTACCAGACTCTAATACATCTCTTACATCAGCGTGGCCAAAATGAGACTCTAGAGCTTGTCTTTCGAATATTAGTTCTAGGTCTTGCTTTTGGTTTTCGCGGCCATCTTCAATGATTTTTTTAGCTTGCTCTTGAGCTTCACCCCAAGTGCCTTTTTTAGTATAGCCTGATGCTGCCGGGTGGAAACCATCTTGTTTTGGCACCATGAAAGCACCTTTGTTGTTAAAGTAACCTACAGTGTTGTCATCCCAGCCTTGCTCTTCGGCTAACTTCTGGTTTACCTGGTACTGTCTTTCTACTTGTAAGTAATCAGCTGTGCCTAAACCACCGGCCTTGACAGAAGTACCCATACCATGTATGCTTTTATACACACCTCTAAAAAGTGTTGGCATGTTTTGGTAACCTAGCTTCATAGCGCCTCTGATATGCGCTTTATTTACTAAATCAATAATAGTATTGTCAACTACATAGTTGTCGTAATCAGCTTTATGGCTATCACCAATAAGCTCTTGGTATGTAGATATACGTTTCTGTATGTCTGGATCAGCAAAAATCGTCTGATTTATAAGCTTAGAGTATTCTCTTTGCGCTTTTTCAAGCTCTTCTTGAGAAATGTCCTCTATCTCCATGTCTTTAAACGGAGCCATTATGCTTGAAAGACCCTCTTGAAGATCAGTCTGCTTGTTATCTAACGTTTGAGATATCATGCCTTGTAACTTCTCATCCTTCGTTACAACAGCATTAAGCGTCTCGTTGTTAAAGTCGTCTATTATAACTTCGTCACCGTAGGGCAAAACAGGACCATAAGGTGTGTTTTTTAATTTACGAGAAGCTTTTCTACCCTTAAACTCTTCTTGAGTTCGCCTCTTCATATCTTGATAATCAGAGTCGTCGGGTATGAGTATAGGTTTTCTAGAAACACCCATATACTTTTCTTCTTCTTGCGGTACTTTGCCTAAAGTAGAAGGGTCGAATATAGGGTTACCAAATTCATCAGTCTCTTGTGATTCCGAAGAACCAGCTTCCGAAGACAAATCCGTAGCGGGCTTTTGATTTGGGCTTTCTGTGGTCTCGCCCTCTACCACGCCCTGTTGCTTTCCCTCGTCTAAAGGTTTTAAACCAGCGTTAGCAACGTAGTCTTCAATAGATAAACCGCTTTCATCAGCGGCTTTTTGAACCTCTTCAAGAGAATACTGTTGTCCTTCGTATTCAAACATTGTAATTAGTTTTTATTTATTGTACAGGACCCAGACTACCAGGTGTGGATTGCGGACCTACGTTTATTACAGGTAAAACCGGTTTGTTCTTTTCAACATTCATTATAGCAGCGTCAGTTGTGGCATCGTTACCAAACTTACTCTGTATAATAGCTGATGTTAGATCTTTTTGAGTAGACTCATCGTATGGGTCTACAACATAGTAGTCCTTATCGGTTATAATTAACATGTCACCAGGAGAGTACTCTGACTCTAGAAAATCATTTATATCACTTTTAGAGTAACCTATCTTAGATAATGCATCTACAGCTGAAGCTCCACCGCCGCCGCCTATATAAGTAGCATTTAAAACGGTTTCATTAACGTATTTAGCACCTATCAAAGGTTTAGTATCGCCATCCATTATCTTACCCATGTACTCTCTACCTAAATCAGAGCGATCTTTAGCGTCTACTTGCCTAAGCTCTGCGGCTGTCATATTAGAAGCCGTTGTTAATCCAGCTGCTTTTTGCTTTTCAGCTAAACTTATTGATCGGCTTATTGACCTAGAGTCTGCTCTATTTTCTTTAGATATTACCGCTTGGTAACCAGACTGTGCTGATTCTCTCAACACATTCATATAGCTATTAATAACAAACTGTTCTAGTTCTTCTTGTCTTTCTGGGTTTTCAAGTAAGTCAATATCTTGAACACCAAGTCCACCAGGTATAATATGGTCGTCAGTAGCCATAGATAAAACAGCATCTCTTCCTCCTTTTTTAATTTGTTGTTGAAGCTGCATTCTAACCATCTGCTCTCTACCTTTATCCATAGGAGCACCTGACTGGTACAATTGATCACTTAAGTTTAGTATCTTGGTAGCTGTCTCGTGGTCTTTGTAATGGTACTTTGGCACATCATCTAGTGTAGCACCTTCACCATATACTAACCTACCTGTTTCACCAATACCAAAAGGCACTTGATCTGTAGTTATGTTAGCTATAAAGTCGATGTCTTCTGGCTTGTTACCATTAGATATCATACCATTATCAAAGTCCTCTATAGCTTGGTACTTTAACTCTTTTAATCTTTCAAAATCAGCATTAAGATTAGAAAAAGACTGAGTTATAGAGTTCATTTTATCAACAGCCTCCATGTATATAGGAGAATCTGGGCTATTGCCAGAAGCTAGCTTTGCGTTTTCAAAGAATTCATTGCGTGCGTTGATCAACCACTTGTTCACGTCACCACGCATAGACTGAGGCACCTTTTCGATATCCACGTTAGCGGGCATGTTATCGATGTAAGACCCCATTTTAGCTTCAGCCTGTTTCTTAAGCTGCCTACGGTAGTTCATTTCAACATCAGCTTCTTGGCTAGCTTGCATTACTGCAGCTGCGCCAGAACCCTGTGTTGGTTGACCTACATAACTTCTAGCTGCGTATCCAGCTCCTTTTATTAAATTCGCGTCTGCCATTTCTAAAAATTATTGGTCAATACCAAATATAGAGTTAGTTAAAGGTCCTCTACCATCTGTTTTAGTAACGTAATCACGGTAAGCCCCAATACCAGCGCTTCCCAGTTGTCCTAGACCTTGGAAAACTTGGTTTGTAGCTTGATCTCTAGCTGCTCTAGATTCACCAAGTGCTTGCTGCGCCATACCGAGCTCTGTACCAGCTTGCTCTCTCTGCATTTGCTGAGACAAGTAGTCGCCTTTACGCTCCATGCTCTGTATACTCATAGCACCTTGAGCGGCAGCTTGTTGGTTAGCGGCCTCTTGGTTACCAATACGAGCGCCAGCTTGTAAAGCATTTTGGGACTGTTGGTTAGCCATAGCTTGAGCTAGTGAAGCAATACCGCTACCACCAGCCGCACCTGAAAGTTGGTTCATAGTGTTAGCCATGCCCTGCTGTTGCTGCTGAGCGATGAAATCAGCTTCTTGCTGATTAACAGTGAGATCCTCCATGGGGTTCTCCATGTTCGCGTACGGATTTGTAGTATCAAGGTTTTGATAGTTAGCCATCGTGCGGTTGAAATCAGACTGAGCTTGTTTCATCTCTGATCTTCTTCTTTTTCTACCGTACAGTGTCTGACCTATGTTTAATAACCCAGCCGCCGCTAAATATGCTGGTATTGCCATAACTTATTTTCTTAAATTATTATTACATGTAGTTAGCTACTGACAAATATTTCAGAGTTAACTGCGAATAGTTCTTTATTAGTTCCCGTTGTGTTAGTCATTTTAACCGATGCGTAGTAGCCAACTAATCCAGAAGTGTTGATCTGACTGTTTTTAGCAAAGAACACGAAATCACCATCTTCTATGCTAGTACCACCATTATCATAGTCTATACCTTCCGTGTTGTTCACGTCTACATAGTACTGTCCACCTGTAGCTCCAGTATCAGCACACGTACCTATCTTGTAAATATTACCATTTGATTTCTGGTAAAAAACAATATCATCAGCCGCTTCTTGTAAAGATACATTTATCTCGTTATTAAATATTAGCCTCATTGTAGGTGTAACTGTACCTACTATATCTAAGGTATCTATACCTTGAACTGAAAACTCACTTGTATCTAAAGAACCAGACTGGGTGTTGTTGTCCCAAGCATCTTGTCTACCTCTAATATAATTATAATATATTCCCTCTTTGTTTTTCCAAGTAACTACTTCACCGTCTTGCTGATCAGTATCTACAGTAGCCGTCCAGCCAGAATCACCCTCGTAAGAAAGCGTCTTAAAGTTCTTGATTCTAGAAGCCTCATCGTTATGTAGTAGAGTTACTGATGTGTCGTACTGAATACCGTAGTAGTTAGCTCTAGTATTGTTAGTGTGAGCGTATATATTACCGTTTTTAAAAGTATAGTACACTGAGTTAAGCGAAACACCTGTCTCAGGTACAAAGCTTAATCTAGTCGACCAACCATCTACGCTTTCTTTAAAAGCTAATGTCTCGCCGTTAACAGTTACATTGTAAGACGACATGTCTTCGTTAAAAGAACCGTGTATCGCGCCAGAGTGTGCTGTTAGAGCGTCTGTAATAAAGTCTGACATACCTTTAGATGCTACATCAGTGATACCGTCTCTAGACAGTCTTATAACAGCTCTTCTAGATTTGTCTACGAAGTATGCTCTAAAACCAAAGCTTACAAAAGACTCTGGATTCTTAGATATACCATACTCACCAACATAAGGAGTCGATTGACCCAATACCCTATTTGTAGATACAAGGTTAGCATTACCATCCGCATTGTAAAGCGCATCTTTATTAGCGAGTACTCTAAATACTTTATCCTCACAAAGAACAATAAGATCAGTGTCTCTAGCGTGAAGTTTTTGTATTGTACCATATATTGGGTTGAGGTCTTTTGTTATTTTCTCCGCGGTGTTAAACTGGTTAAGGTTGTTCACTCCAGATGTGGAGTTGAATATACCACTGTAAATCATACCGTGGCCTCTTCTCTCTTGAGAGTAAACCTCTTCAATGGTACTAGAAGCTTTAACACCTTTACCCATTGTCTTGGCGTTGAAGTCGTCTCTAATTCTATTAGATTCAACACCGTTGCCAAAAGAGTACACATTGAAGTAATCTAACACTTGCTCTGTTTGCAACTGAGCGATTGGTATTGCTTCTGTAGCTTCGAAGAATATATCTAGATCAATAGCCTCGTTTGGTTCAACTTCAAAAACAGTAGGGTTAGGAGAACTAAGTGTAATAGTGTTCTCATCAAAAACTATAGGTAATAACCTTTTTCTTTTAGATATCCTTACAGCATCAGCTGTAAAGTCCTCATCAGTAAAAGGTGTAGTCATTTTTATGTTCCAGTAGTAACCTGTTTCATCGTCAGTGTCTCCAGAAGACAATGGTTGCCTGTCGTAACTACCTTTTGTAACAGTGTCTACAATATATAGTGAGCTCCAAGAGTTATCAGTGCTATTTTGGAACTGAATCACATCACCACTGCTAATAGCCGCATCGAATGCATTACCGTTAGTGCCAAAGTCTATATTATTGCTGTCGTATGGTGCAAAGTAGAAACCAAACAAGTCAGAACCAATTGTTGGCTGACCATGTGAGTCGATGCTTGGTTGAGCGTTAGCGTGTTCTTCCCAAGCAAACATATCTAGAGTAGCAGGTGGCGTGTCGGTAGCGTCTGGATCATCAGACAGTGTGTTCTGTATATAAGGAACTCTCTTTAAACCGTCTTGCTCATAATCACTAGGGTCATTTGTAAAGTTGTATATAACACTTTCTTCAAATAGAACATCTCTGTTGATCTTAACAAAGAATCTTCCCTGGTATTCTTTTCTAGCTTCTTTTTCTTTTTTGTATACCTCTACAGTGAAATTATCAGAGCTAGAAAGACTTTGTATAAAACCAACATCAGTTAGTTTTTCTTTTGTTGTTATCTCGTAGCAATCATGTGAATCACCAGTATAACCACCTCTTTCTATCTCGTAAAACTGGCTAACATTGGTACCTCTTCTAAATCTTATGTAAGAATCGTAATCAAAGGACTCAAAGAACTCTGGATTTTCAGCTGATGTTGGTCCTTCAAACTTGAACGTCTTTAAGTTGTTAGCGACTGGAGTATCAGAACCTTTAACCACTTCTGAGCCCGTGTTGTAGACTCTTTTTATAGAAACAGCATCTGGTACTTCATTCTGTATATCTAAGATCTTGTATCTAGAAGGCGATATAACAGGCTCATCTGAGTTGTGTTTTTTCTTAAGTGTAAGGAAGTCTCCCTCCTGCACTTTATTACGCTCAGCACTTGGCATAGACAACCAAACAGTACCGTCTGAATCATCAGCATAGTACCTATCAAGTACGATGTTGTAGTATTCATTAGATATGTCCTTAACGTAGTATTTAAAATGCGTTGCCCAAGAAGGAGCGTCTTGACCAGACTCAGCTTTTATTCTATTAACCTTGCTTGATTTGTCTATGTCTACTTTTATAGTAGAGTAGTCATTCGTAAAAACAGGTGTTTCTCTACCGTTAGTATCTAAATAAACAATACCTATTTGGTAGTTTCTCAAAGATTTTACACTTGACTCAGGTGTTTTAACACTTGTTATAGAGTTAGACTGTAAGCTAACTGTAATATCAGCTTCATCAGTGATGTTGTAACCCTGAACGTAGTTACCATACACAAGCCTATTACCTATAACCTCTTGAGATTTAGCTTTTAACGGAACGTTGTCATATGCTCTTAGTAACTGGCTAGATTCCACTAGGTTACTAATCAGCTCTGATGTTATAGAGTAATTTGTTCTTGTAGTAGGTATAGACTCAACCTTGTACACGTTGGGTGATGAAGAGTCTTTATATAAAATATCTATATACTCTACGTCGGCTGGTGGTGTTTCAAACCCGCTTATGGTCAATCGCCTTAGGTTGTTTATCATGCCGGTATTATACGCGTTCATAGATATATACCTAAAATCACCGGGTACAAAAACAGCATTAGTCCAAGGTGAAAAACCAGAGACTTCGCCATCAACATATCTCCATCTGTAAGCAAATCTAGGAAAAGACAATTCAAACATTGGTCTTTCTTCTTCAAGAATACACTTCCATGTGTACTCTATAGATTTTATATCAGACGATATAGACTGTATAGTACCAGTAACAAACCTTAGTAAAGCACCAGTTATAGAAACAACTTCTATTCTAACCTGGTACTCATCTTCGTAGTTGTTATCGTTTATCTCACTAGCTGTCAGTACGATGATATCACCAGCGTTCCAGTTAGGAGAATCACTTACAGTAAAAGATATAGAGCTACCTACTTCTCTAGGCACTTTGCTGCCGCCATAAAGCTCTGTAAAGTCTTGTTGAGTGGTTACGTAGTTCAAGCCAGAACCAACACCAGATCTAGTAGTTGAAGAAGCCACATAGTGTGGCCTTTCGTTTGGTTTTTTCTTTATAACAGTAATATCTGAAGCTATAAAGTCTCTACCATATACAGTCGTTTGGTCTTGACCAGTTTGGTTTGTACCGGACTTAAATCTTGATATTAGTATTTTTCTAGGCTCATTAAGATCATCTGTCCACATGAGCATACCATCGAACACGTTTACGCCAGTGATTAAGTTGCCGATGCTGAAGTTTAATACACTGTTGTAATCCACTATAACAAAAGATACAACCTCGTTTGACTCATTGTACTCTAAAACAAAGTCACCTTCGTCTGCGGTTACAAACCAATATATCTTATTATTCTGTGTGTCTTTTACATTACCAATGCAGGTAGCGTTTGTAAAGTTAAACGAAGACTTAGCTGTGTTGCCAAGTACACTTTCTATTGCTCCTACATCAGAACCCTCAGAGTTACTAACCTGTACGTTCAGTGCATCTCTGTACTGACCGTTAGGCACAAGCCTCTCATCAAGGTCTTTATTCATTTTACCTGATGTGAAAACGCGCTTTAATTCTGGCATTTTCTAGTGTTTTATTTGTTTAGACTTGCCTCTTAGAGTTTGTGTTAGCTCTTCTAGTTTAATGTTAGACAAACGAAGTTTAGCCTGTCTCTTAGCGGCGAATCTCTCTCTTTTAAACCTAGCAACGATGTACTCAGGCGTGTTAGCTCTAGTGGCTAGTATAGCGTGAGCAACGTGTTTATACACAGCTTCTTCTACAAACTTATGTACCTTCATCTCAGCATCTGTAGCTACAGAATCACTAATATACTTTAACGTGATTGTTTTACCAACCATCTCAGAACCAAAGTGAATCTTGCTTTTGATCTCGTCGATGTAGAACGTACCGTTGATCTGTGCGTGTTGAGGATCAATACCAAACCTGCTGCCATACGTAGCGTCGAACTCTGGAGCGTCATCATCAGCTGTATTGTCTGTCGTAGCTGTTTTAAACTTGCCCCATGTATCTGAATCAGAAGCCAAAAGTAAATTACCGCTACCATCAAAAGTGTAGTCGTAATTAGAAGCTTGTAAAATAGCGCTAGGGTTAGATGTTTTAGAGGCAGGGTATATAATTCTTTCAATACCAGCATCGTCAACCCAAGTCATCTTAACGTAGTTAACATAATCATGAGGCAACACCATAGTTAAAGAAGGTGGTATCTCTATCTCTTGAGCCTTGTGAGACCTTAATGTATCATAGCTCAACTCCTGCAAAGCCCTGTGAGCGTGAAACGCTACATCAGTTCTTTTAATCTTAGAGATAATTTTATCCTCACCAACGTAAGCAATAATAAAGTTATTGATGAGATCTTGTATGCTTACAAACTGATACCCTCCAAAGTCGGACCCAGTGTAGTAATCTTCTTGTGTTCCGTTAAATAATCCCATCTATTATTGTTTTTCTTCTTGTGTATCCCTAATTTCTTCTTGAACAGCCAGTTGGTATATACTAAGGTCTCTAACTTCAACCCCGCACAACGCTAGTATGTTAATCACTAGATCAGTTTCTTCAGATGGGTGTAGTTCAAAGTCTTGTGAACCAGTAGCTTTGTACTGTGCGTTACCTGCTACAGTCTGGTAGTTCCAAATAACTTTAGCTGGTTTTTTAATATAGTTCAAGCTTACGGTTTTAGTGTTGTCAAACTCATTGTTACCATACACTTTAAAACCACTATTATCTTTTACGTATATAGGTCTAACGTCAGTAGGCTTTGCTAGAGGCGCTTGAGCTATGTATAAGTATTCATTTTTGTTTACGCGCTCAACTTCTTTGTTGCTATACACAACTGTACCAACCCTGTAAAGATCAGATGGTGGTAAGAAATAACCCGCGCTGTAAGAGAGTGTAGCGGTTTTTTCAAACTCGCTTATTTTTTCATTTAGATTATCAAGCATGTCTGAGTACTCGGTATCATTACCGTGCATCCTACCAAACTGATTGATATCATAAAAGTATTGCTCGAACAAGTCGAGCTGTGCTTGATTGGCAAAAAGGTTGAACTCCTCAGGTGTTACATAACCTCTTTGTTCTTTGTTAAGGATAGCTAGTACCCTTTGATATACAGTATCTACACTTATTGCCATTTCTTATTGTTTTGTTGAAGGGGTGACCTATATTATAAATCACCCCTCAACTATTTATTTCAACCTTTTTTCGATGTTTTGGTAAATTTCAATACCATCATCGGTTTTAAAGAAGGCTGCAAGTGCTGAATATGGGTTTTCATCAAACGGCACAGTCATTACTTTTCTACCGTTGCTCGCCCAATTAAATGTTCTTTGATCATCAGCAAGTTTAATGATACCAGCTTCGACAGCTTTGATACCAAAGTTTCTGATGTGAACGTTCTCATCGTTAGCTAGCTCAACAAACAAACCTGGGTTTCTCTTAGCAAACACCATAAGGTCTCTTCTGATCTCCTTAGAAGTCATCTCTGTAACTCTAGAACCGTATTCTACCCTTAAGATAGCTTCAGCGTTGTCAACATCCATCGCTGCGGCTAGGTTTAATGCTTCTAATTCTGCTTCGATGCCACCTAATTCATCTACAGCTTCTTTAACAGCGTCAAACTCTGAAAACAAAACATCCTTCAAAGGGTGATACATTGAAAGTAGTTTTTGTAAAGCTTGCTGCTGCTTCGGTACAAACAATGTACCATCTCTAAAAATAATATGAGCCAGGGTCACTGGACCTTCTTGCTCATCTGCAAAACAAGAACGCATGTTAGTTGCGTATCTTAGTTCTCTCTGGTATCCTAACTCTTCGTCAAACCAGAGTAGTGGTCTTTTTTCTGTGTGACGCGATGGAACCGTCATCACGATTGGTCTCTTGTTACCAATTAGATAGTATACTCTATCTTTCATTTCCCAGCCTACAGCTGGTTTTTCTTTAGCTTTCGTTGCCATAATATAATTGTATAAAAAAAAGAGTAAGAATTACCCCCGCCCGAAGACGAGGGTAAAATCTCACAAAAATTACTCTTAGACAGTAGTGTCTTTGAACAATAAGAAGTTGTTAGCTCCTTGAACACACAAACATCTTTCAGATAGCATGTGTACGTTCATTTCATCAATGTCGCTAGTGTAGTTACCACCAACAGAACCAGTGATCCAAGACTTCATACGACGATCGTCAGCTTCAGAAGCTCTGTAACGAACGTGTAGGAATGGACGTTGGATGTTTTTACCTAGTGTTTGGTCGTAAACAGTAGAAACACCTGCTGGTACAAGAACACCGTCGATATCGCCAGTCAAACCGCGAGTTGCAGCGTCGTTCAAGTATTTCCAGTCAGTTTTGTAGAAGTCGTAAGAACCTCTGCGGAATCCAGAGAAACCTAAGTTCAACGCCATGTCTTCGCTGTTTTCAAATACTCCGTAAGAAGTACCGCCAGAACCGTAAGAGTTAGCGCGAGCAAGCATGTTGTCGATAGCCAAGCTAGTACCACGATCTAAGAAAAGCATGTTTTCTTCGATAGCACCTTGCTTGTCAAGCTCTTGAAGAACTAGATCAAACTCAGCAAGACCAGTCAAACCAGTAGCGTTGTTGAAGTCGTGATCGTTAAACTGAAGACCTCTGCTTTCGATAGCAGCGAACAAACCTTCAGTACCACGTACAGTCTGAGAAGCAGCATCGGTGATACCAGAAGCAGCTGTTACTTTCTCAGCTTCAACCATAGTCATTTCCAAGTAGTCTTCGAAACGTAGGCGAGTTTCGTGCTCAGACTTCAAGTACCATAAGTAACCAGAAGTACCCAACTCAGAAGTAACCTCAACCCAACCGATCTGAGCAGTGTCAGAACCGTTGATGTTGTATTTGTCTTTCATGATGATTGGAGAGTTGCTGAACTTTTGGAAACCTGCATCGATAGATCCAGACATTCCAGCAGCACCTTTACCAAACTCAGAACCAAACACGAATACTTTCAAGTCAGGGTTAGTACCTGAAGCAACGAAAGCAGCTGGCCAAGTGTCGCTATCGTATGGGTAAGCCTCGATGCTGTTAGTTGTAACAGACTTAACGAAAGCACGAACGGTAGTAACACCTACAGCAACGATAACAGTTTGGTTAGCGCGGATAGCGTGACCAGTGATGTTGATAGTGTTGTCAGTAGCGTCGTTGGCAGTAGCAATAACAGCGTCGTCGTAAGCAACGTGCAAACGGCCTTGTTCTGTCCATACAACTTCGTCAGAAGCCATTGGCATTTCAGCACCAACCATTCTCAAGAATGATGATACAGAACGGTTACCGTAGCGCTCTACTTCTTTTTCGTAAACCTCAGGCAAGAATTGCTTGGTGAAGTTAAAATCGTTGTCTCCAATAGACAAGTAGTTCTTATCGAACAATGTTTTAGTGGGTGACGGTGTCAACCCTGCAGGGTATGCCCCTTGTGATGCAAAACTCATTTCTAAATGTGTTTAAGTTTATTTTCTAATTTTCACACGCAGTCTACCAGAATCATCTCCACTAATCGCTCTAACCTTAAAGCCGCCAACTTGAGTGGATTGCTCATGAGTACCTCTTGGACTCATATCAACATTCTTAGAACGTTGTGCGCTTTCCTTCATCGCGTCAGCTTTACCTTGTTGGTAAAAGTGATTAGCCACAGCATCTGCGTTCATTGCTGTAAACAAGGCTTTGTGATACCCCTTAGCATCTCCTATAGTACTGTCTTCTCCTAAAAACTTTTTAGTGAAATTACCTAGGTCGCTTTGTTGATCCTTAACCTTACTAGCGTCATTAACATTAAATCGGTACTTCTTATCTCCAACCTCATATTCAAAACCTTTGAAGTTCTGGTTGAAAACTTGAGCGGTTTTATCCCTAAACACCGATGTCTGCTTTTCAGCTAGCTTGAGTGACTCTTCATTTTCCTTATTATAGCGATCGAAAAATTCAACCGCTTTCTGCTGTTCTGGCGTAAGCTTAGAACCAGCTTTAATATCATCGTAATACTTACCCTTCATTTCGTTCAAGTGTGACTTTGCACGCTGAACCTCTTCTTTGTAGAGTAACTTCTTACGTTTAATATCTCTATCGTCGTCTAGTTCGTCGTCGTACGAGTAACTGTCTTCGATCAAGAAATTAATCTCATCATCATCAAGGTGCGGTTTAGTCACCTTGTAGTATTCTCTAACAAGTTGTTGCTCGTCTAACGAATCAACATCTTGGTTTAATCTAACGTAATCCTCGAGAGTTCCACCAGTTTCGTTCATGAACTCAACTAGCTTCTCGATGTTTTCAGGTAAATCAACGCTTACCTTTTCTTCTTTTGTTTCAGTAGGCTCAGGCTCTACCTCAACATTTTCAGCCTCTGTTTCTGTAACTTCCTCTTCGTCTGTTACTTCTTCGAGCACCCGTACTTCTTGAGCGGGCTCTCCGTCATCTTGTACGGACTCATCTTCGCTGGGCTGTTGTACATCTTCGCTGGGCTCTTCCCGTACTTCGCTGGGCTCTGACACTGGCAGTTCATCGTCGGACACCCGCATCCCGGTTTGCTCGGCATTTTCGCTTTGTACATCTTCTTCTTGTTTAAAGTTTCTTAAATCAACTTTGATTACACCATCATCTTCGGCTTGAGCCTGAACTTTTTGTTCTTGGCTCACCATGTTTTCTTCTTCCATGTCTAAATAAAATATTAAAAGATACTATTAGTTATATTACCTAGGTTCAAAATAACCTAATCCCATACTTCCGGTAAGCGTATCATTACCAGAGGATTCAAAATCTTTTGGTGGTTTATTGCTTTTTCTTTGATCAATTAGTTCACTTTGTTGGGTAGCTTGAATTTTTGTTCTTTTATCCTTCCTATCCTCCTTGTACTTTTCGTTTTCTTTTTTAGAACCAACGTCAATGTTTCTAAGTTGCATGTTATACTCAAACTCCTTAGCCATAAGCTCTTTCTTAATATTAGCCTCTGTTTGCAGTTTCTGCATATCAAGCTGGGACTGTAGTTGAGCAAGTTGAGCTTTTCCTTGAGAAATAACTTGTTGTTTCTGTGCTTCTGCTTGAGCCACAGCCTGTTGCGTTTGAGCGTTTGCCTGTGCTTGCGCTTGCATATTCTGCTGCGCGATCTGTTGATCTCTCTCCTGCTTTTTCTTTCTACGTAGCTTAAGCAATTGGTTTGCTAACTTAACGTTTTTAATTTCCCTAACATCGATAGCATCTTCCAAGTCAACAGACTGCTGCGCTAAAGCTTGCTGGATGTTGTTTTCAAGCATTTGCTTTTCTTCTTCATCTGGCGCAAGCTCAATAAAGATACCAAAATCGTGAAGGTGTAAATCGCTTAACTCACCTAGAATTTCTGTTTTATGTGCACCTATTTTATTTATAAGAGCGTCTTTCATTGGCGAGAACTCAATAACATCAGATATCATCAATGAAATACCTTCAGCGAGCTCAGCTGTCAAGAACAAGCTAGACTGTAAGATGTGTCTTGTCGCTGTATTAGAGTTAGCAGCGGCTAGCTTTTGCACACCAACCAAAGCGTGTTTATCAGGCATAGAACCGTCACGTGCCTCGTTAAGACCCGTAACATCACGGATCATCTGCAAGTAATAGTTGTATGTATTGATAAGTGCTTGTATTTTCTGGCCACCAGCAGCCGATGTCATCTCTTGAATAGGTACTTTACCTGGATTCATATCACCATCCGACGTGAATGACCTACCTATGATACTACCCGTTTGGAAGAACATATTAAGTGCTTCTTGTGGGTTGTAGTTTGTACCATTACCTAAATCAATTTCAGCCAAGCCATCAGCATCGATGTAAATACCATCCGGTACCATACGGGTCAACACTTGTTGTAGTTTCAAATGTGTTAGCTGAATCATATCAGCAAAACCAGTGATTCTTGATACTAGTGATTCAATGCGACCTTGGTACATTCTCGGTGCAACGAGGCTGTAGTTCATTTTAACCTTAGTGTCATCACTCTTAGGCCTCATCATGTTCTTAGCCATATCCCACTTAAGTAAGATATCAGTACCTAAAATCAAAGCACCTTCGTATAAAACCTCTAAAGACCTAGATACCTTGCTAAACTGACCTGCTAATTCAGCTGGTGGATCAAACTGATCGTCTTTTAGAATAACCTTGCTGGCGCCTGTAGCTGTTTCTTTAACCTTGTAAACCTCATTCATGTAGGTTTTGTAGTTAAAGTAAAGTATTTGCACGGTGTTAGCGTCTATAGTGTGGTTGTTTCTAGGTGAGTTACTGTAGTGACCTCTATCGTAGATGCTTTTCTTTAGAATGTTATCTAACTGGTCATCAGTAAGATCTGGAAACTGCTTTTTAAGCTCGTTTACAGGTACGTTTTTAACTTCACCTACGTAGTATATATCATCAAAGTATGGAGACTCAGAAAAAGAGTATACCATAGCAGATGGATCAACATACTCAACTTTAATACCCTCTGACTTGTTAAACGTGTTTTTGACACAAGCCATACCAAGAACAGTGAGATCATAGTTAAGCCTTTTTCTTATGTTTTCATACTTGTTATCTTCAAGTATAGTTCTAATAGCTTGCTCTTCAGCGATCTCAACACCTTGCTTGTAGCTTAACTGCATGTGCAGCTCAAGCTCTTCCGTGCTGTCAGGTAAAGTTTGCTTTGGATTTTCGTACAAGCTAACACCAAAAGCCTGCTCAGCAAAATCTGATAGCTCTTTAGTTTGCATGTCTTTTAAAATAGACTCCATGTATTGTGTACGTTTTGATACACCGTATGGATCCTGTGCAAATGCTTTTACATCATACGTTCTCTCTGAAATACCGTTTACAACGATATCAACAAATTTAGGTATGATAGGTACTGGTTTCCAGTCAAGGTTCAAGTATGATAGGTCACCATTGATGGATAATTCGTCTTTGTATTTTTGAATAGACTGCTCTCCACGAGCATACTGTCTTCTGTTGTGAAACGTCTCCTGGTTACTGTGAAAACGGTATACACCACCATCTCTCTTAAACCATTCGTCTTCGATTGCCTTAGCAACTTTAAGCCCATATTCTGAACTTACTTTTTCTAAATCACTAGCAACTTGGCTAGGAAAATAACTCTTTACAACTGACTCAGCCATAATCTTCTATTATCTGCGATCTTGAACCGCTATTTTTATATCGTGCAATACCTAAATTTATTGTCCTTGTGCCTCTGTCAGCTATTGGTTTGTACAAATGTCTGTTGCAAGCCATAATTGCTAAACCTGAGCTAATAGAAGCATCGTATTTTGTACGCTTACTTATATCGAATCTACTCCAATCGTTAAGCGTCCTATTTAGATACATAGTACCATAGGTACCATCTTCTAAATAACCAACATGTTTCTCTATATACGTCTCGATAGCAGCAGCGTGTGCTTGCTTTATATCTTCGCTAGTGTTAGGAATACCACCAATCTCTTTTTCAGTAACTGATAGCTTGTTCCAAACTTTATCTGGCCTGTTCATTGAGAAACCTCTGTAACCTCTTTGTTTTAAAAAGTATAGAAACCTAGGTTTGTTATTCTCTGCTAAAACAGGCATACCGTAAAACACTAGTGCTTTTAATATATCTTCAAAGAAGATCTCAGCTGTTTTCGGCCTAGCAACGTATTCAAGAAAAAAGTGGTTCGGAGGTGCATTTTCCATGGAAAACTTAGTTAAACCGTGTAGCGCACCATTTGAACCCTTACCATCAACTGTTCCACTGATATCGTAAGAGTCACATCCGAAAGCGCCAAGGTGTTCGTTTCCAGGATATTTTACCCCATTTTTTATAATCACTCGATTTTGCAGTTGTTTATCTGGAACCCAAGAAATTATAAACCTACCTTTAGGATCTGGGCTAAAAAACACCTTAGTATCTTTAACACCGTTCTCCCAATGAAAAGAACCTCTAGTTATCAAACCGTCTCTTACAGAGCCCTCGTTGAAATCTATTTGCTCATATATCTTAGCTAGATTAAATATACTGTTTTTGGTTTCATCCCTAAACGCATGTTCTTCTGTACGAGGAAACTGTCTATAGAATTCATTTAAAGCATCTTGGTCTTTTTTTAAACCTTCTGCTTCGTTTTCCCAGTTTTCAATAACACCGATGTCAATGTATTCTCCGAACGGTCCTTCAACCGATTCTTCAGGGGTGTCAAATACGGGATTACCATACTTGTCAATAAAGCCCTCGTAGTTCCATTCCATCGGTATAAACAAGCTGTACAAGCCAGATCTTGTTTGTCCATTTTTATTTCGTTCGGTGACGTCAGAGTCGTTGTACAACTTCTTGAAGTTATCACCTCCTTTATCTAGCGAGTTAGATGTTGACCCCATCATACACTTACCTATAATCCTAGATCCAAGTCTAAGACAGGTCTTTGTAACACGCCAGTTATTAAGTATATTGTCAGGTCTTTCCCACTTACCACTTTCATCGTGAACGAGTAGTCTTAACTTTTCACCATCGTAAGAGTTATCACCTGTGTTTTTCCAGTCAATAGTAGTATCAAGACCTTCCAGTATTTCTTCGTCACTTTTCTTAATGTTCTTTCTAGTGAGTTTCGATGCTGGTACTCTATACGCAAGTTCAGACTTTGGTCTGTCCATACCATCTTGTATAGGCTTAAAAAAGAAAGGGTAGTTTACGGATATAGGTACAACCTTATCAGTAAACATCTTCTTTGCATCAGCACCAGATTTTGATAGTATACCAAATCTAGCGTCAGATGTTATAGTTGCTTGATTTACGGTTTCAGAGCTGGACATGAAGCTAAAACCGCTACGTCTGTTTTTTAGATAGCACATGCCGTATGATCTGTGATCAGCTTTGCACGCCTCCCAAAATATAAAGAACAATCTGTTAGCTTCCCTAAAATCAGGCTTACCAACATCAATCTTTGTCCATTGTAGGTACATATAGTGTGTACCGGTTATATAAGTTGGCTTACCGTTGTTGTAAAACCAAAAGCCATTATCTCTTCTATTAAACTCTTCGTCTATATAGTCTTCCCAGACCTCCTTAAAATCATCCGGGTAATCTTTCCAATCAAATACACTCTTTATGTTTTTAAGCTCCTTAGGATAGTCTAATGACATCCATCTGTCCTCTTTAAACTTATGTGTGTTTGATTCTTTTGGTAAAGCTATACGTAGGTTTTGTATTTCGTATATCTCACCGATTTGACCAGTCTTACTGATAACAATAAAGTCAAACTCCTTATTGTAGCCGTACTTCCATTTTTTAGCGCGATTATATCTCTTAACCGTGCTTTCTTTTATAGGCTGTACAACCTTGTATAGAGTTTGTTCATACATCATCTAGACCTTTTTTCAGCAAAGCCAGAAAAAGATTTCTTTTGTTCTTTTTCTATAGGCTTATTCTCTAGCATAGCCTCTTCTTCAGTAATCTTGTTTAAGATCTCTAAAGCGTCTAGAATAGCTAGTTTTTTTGTGGCTGCAGCATTTTTCAACCTGTCCGCGGAAACATCATCTTCTGTCTTAGTAATAATAGGCTCTTCAGCAACTTTAATAAGTTCTTCAATAGCTTTACGACCAGCTCGGATTATATTCCTTTTTGTCTCCTTTATGTCCATAGTTTATGGTTATAGCTGCGGAGAGAACACGGTATAAACGTTCACCGTCTATAACAAACTCATATTCACTCCGGGGTGTGAACCCTACAATGTCGCCCTGCTGCAGACCTTGCGCTTGTAGATCATCACCCAACATTTTCAATACACCTATATTTGGTAGCTCTTTTTCCGTAGTCCACATATCGTCAGACTCCAATGGTTTTACGAAACAATAACCGTCCAGCGCTTTCCATTCGCCACCGCGTTTGTACGCAAAGACCTGGTCTTCTTTACAGAAGTAAGTATCCTCTGCAAAAAAGCTACGGCTATTCTTTTCGTTACCTCTAACATCGTAAAACCTTCTAAAAACATTGTGATGAACTATAACGTCATCACCAGGTTCAACACCGCCGCAGTGTCTCAGCGGTGCACCCGTAACAGTACCAACTCTATTTACATACCTGTGGTCTTGTAGATCAGTATTAAGTATAAGCTCTTTTTTACCAAGCTTTTTCTTATTACTGTTTCTAGTTCCCTTGGGCGTTACAACAAAGTCAAAAACAGATCTCATTAATATTCTAAATTATACTCAACCGCGATACCCATGTTTTTATTGAAATCTTTCCAAGGTATCACACTCTCGTCTTTAGTTATATAGATACTAAATCTATCTTCTTCTTCAACGATACTAGTTATTGTATGCCCTCCGTAGACCTCTTGGCCCACGGAGTAATGCATAGCTTCGTTTTTATAATCTCTTCCGATGCTGATCTTTCTAATCAGCTTGTCCATGATTATTATACAGTTTCAGCTTCTTGTACAGCCTCTTCGTACTCACCGTTTTCTAAATTAACAGTGATCGAACCGTACTCTTTTTCTAGTTTTTCTTGCTCTAGTTTTAAAGCTGCTTCCAGCTCCATAACTTGAGAGACTAACTGAGACTTTTGGTACTCTAGATCACCTAACGTGCCTTTTGCACGGTTAAAATTAGAAACAGCTTCACGTACTGCTTGTAATTCTTCTTCTTTAATTTTTTTAGCTTTTGCCATGATTAAATGATTTTATTATATATCCTATCAAATATAATGCTATTATTGTAAAGTATGACACAATGGCTATAATTGTACAACCGACTGCCCATTAGCTGATGCAAAATCATAGTTGCCACTGTCGTCCGCAGCGTTTGCAGAAGGAACAGAAGTAGATGTATCACCAAATATAAGGTCGGTACTTAACGAAGCATCGGAAGCAGATATAGGTGTACCAGAATTGTATATAGAACTGATATTACCAGAAGTCAACAGCTTGTCCCACATATGCATATACATGTAATCAGCAATACGGCTACCACCAGTGTTATGGTCGTTACCACAGAACGTAAGTTCATCAAGCGTCATATTTGAACGAGAGCCGTTATTTGATACTGCTGTTGAGGTAAGCTCTGAACCGTTCCAATATATTTTAAAAGCAGCTGCTGCGGTAGACTGGGATGCGTCATATGTCAATACTAAATGTACAAAGTTGTTTCCGTTAACATTTCCTCTGTTAGAGCTAGTCCAAGTGTTTGCACTGCTGGTTCCAGTACCAGTCGCTGAATTATTACCATGTAACGCCCACTGTCTATCAAAATTAGATGAGCTACTTCTGTAACGTGCTATAAGTCTATTAAGCCCGTAGTCGTACTGTAGGAATAAGCGGTTTGCAGTAGAAGTTGTACCAGATGGTGTAAGATCAAACACGATTAAATTAAGATCTGTAGCAGTCCACTGAGGTCGTATCCACAATGAAATACTGAAGTCCTCTGTAGTAGACTGAACGGGTTTATCTGTAGCTGTATCCCATTTAATATCATTGCTCAAATCCCAGTAGTACTGCGCTGCAGGCGCTGCACTATGGTCGTAACTATACCACTCGCTAATAGCGTGAGGCGTATCGGCGTTAGGCGTACTAGTGCTGTTTGTATTAATAGTTTCGTAACCTCCTTCTGCTGCGGTGGATATTGAAAACTCAGATCCTGCTGCTTGATTTAACTCAGCGATTAACTGTGAGAACTTAATCTGTCCACTACTTTGTAGAGCCATCTAGTTTTGCTTTTAGTTCATCAATTTGTTTTTGCTGTTCCTTAATAGCCTCAATAAGAAGACCCGTAATGTTTCCATACGCAACCCCTAACATTCCGTCCTCACTTTCATGAACAACCTCTGGTATAATCTCAGCAACCTCTTGTGCTATAACCCCGGTAGAACGCTTTTCCTCGCCTATCTTATTAAAGTTAACGCCTCGTAAGGCTGTAACTTTTTCAAGAGCATTAGGAATAGTTTCTACATTCTCCTTAACTCTAGCATCAGAATAAGCGATAATGTCACCAGTAGCGGTAAAAGTACCTGCAAGCGCATTACCACTAGAAGAAAGATTTCCTAATCCTACCTCCCCTGGAGAGTCAATAGTACATGCAATAGTTAAATCATACGGGTCTGTATCTATACCATTTGAAGTATCCGTCCAGTTTATGCTAATACCAGCACCCTGCACGAATTTCCACTCATTAGCATTGTTGATCTGTACCTCTGTACCATCACCATCCTCTACAAAAAAGCCAGTCATGTTCCCAGTAGCACCAGTAGCAATCGCTGTAATATGCCCATTAGCATCTACAGTAATAGTGTCAATCTTTGTTCCGTTAGCAGTGTCACCGTAAACACCACTTAGGGTAGAAGTATCTTCATGTGCGGTATATTGTTCCGCGGCAGGAATTGTAGTGCTGTTAAATGCGTTAGCCCCAAATGTAAAACTTTGATTAGTTGCCCCACTTACACTAAATACAAGTGTGTTAGTACCATCGGTTCTTTCAATACCATCAAGGTAATAGTTAGTATCACTACCCCCAGAAGTTACTGTGCTAAACGAAAGAGTGCCACTACCATTTGTAGTGAGCACTTGACCGCTTGTTCCGTCAGTTACATTTAATTCTGTGATTCCAACAGAGTTTGCTGCAATACCAGTTAAGTAAGAAGAAGCAGCTGTACCTCCAAGGTTGGACGCGTCATAAACTTTTTCAAACTGAATGTCTGGCTGTCTTAGGTAAATTGTTTCGTTACCGTGACCAGTCCAGTTAAGAACGACTAAACTAACATAACCATCGTTTCCTGCGGTATACGTGCGTTCGTAGTTTGTCCAAACATTAGGAACTGCTCTGTTCTCTTCCCAACCAGTATCTCCAGAGGATTCTTCTACTACAACAATTTCCGAAGTACCAGAATTATTAGAGACATGGGTTTTTCCATCTGGCATATCTCCATTGTATGCATAGAGTCTTATATATAACCCATCGGTTGAAGCAGTAGTTCCTTTTAGCATTATAGTAAAACGAACTTTATCACCAGCCTTTACTCGTATTGCTTTAAAAATAGCTCCAGTAGAAGTATCTCCAACTCCGCTTAACGCTATAGCGTCCTCTGTAAAATTATAATTTACATACGATGTTGAAGCGTTTCCATATCCAGATACCCAACCCAAAGCACGAGCCATAAAGTGTTGCATTTCACTTTCTGTGTAATATAAATCATTGTGGTTGTGAGAAGGAAGCGACTGTAATGCGCTATCAGCTAAAAGCCCTTGTGCTGCTGTAGCATAATCAGTAGAAGCTGTTGCGGCTGCTGTTCCTAGTGTTGGTTTGTTTTTAATAAACGCATCTCCAGTAGTTGCATTCCAGTCCGACTGTACATTTGAATCACCTACAGCAGTATTGCCCGCCATTGCTGTGGTTGATGTCGTTCCGATAGTAAGCGGTGTTAAGTTACCGCTATTGTAAGCCGTATACTCGGTTACAGTTATATAACCATCTACAGTAGTGTTTCCATCAGCGCCAGTGTTTGAATAAACAGCAAAACTTCCATCGCTAATATGACCAGTTGCTGTTAATTCCGCATATTGCCCAGATTTAATATAAACATCTACAACTGTATTACTAACATTCACTATCCCAATTTCCTGAACTACTTCAGATGAAGCAGTAGAGTGGTTATAGAAAACCACATCGTAATTATTGTCATTATTAAGCTGACCAACTATGTGACCCATAGCAGGGAGAGAGTTGTCACTATAAGATGTACTTCTACCTGCAAGCGTAATCATAAATCTTGAAGACTGCGCGCTAGTAATCCTTGCTATTCTCCAGAATGAATTACCAGTAGAAGCTGTATTATCTAAAGCCCTCCAATTATAAAACTTAGAGTTCCCATCAGTAGTAGTACCCTTGGCAAAAGTTATTAGCTCCGCAGCTGTATCAGCACTTGTAGCAGAAATAAAGTCTGTTGCGGCGGATGCAGAAGCTGTCCCTAATGTAGGTTTGTTTTGTATAAAAGAGTCTCCAGAAGTGGCGTTCCAATCAGACTGAACATTTACCTCAGCTCCACTAGCAATCCCATCTAACTTAGTTTTATCTGTAGAAGACATAAGACCAGCCGTAGAGGTAGTTGCATCATTATACTGAGTATCTGTTGATCTAATCTCAATGGTGCTATCAGTCTGAGTCAATGATGTTGCACCTGCTCCAGATAAGGTTACAGTACCAGATACTTCAGAGTTAGCAACTCCAACAGATGTAATAGTATCGGTATTAGCAGTCTTGTTTGTCCAAGACATTGTGCCGTCTCCGTCTGAAGTCAATACTTGTCCAGAAGAACCGTCACCAGATACATTAATTTGGTCAGCACCAATGCTGTTGTTTTTAATATTAAATGTTAAATCATATGGGTCTGAATCAGAGCCAGTAGATGTGTCTGACCAATTAATATTAATACCAGTACCCTCAACAAACTTAACTTCCTTACCATTAGAAATAGAAACCTCAGTACCATCTCCATCTTCTAATATGAAAGAACTCATATATCCACCAGAAGCGTGGTTGCCCCAGCTGTAAGCGGTATCCCAGTTACCAGTATTGCCTCCACTAATAGTACCCTTAGCTCGTATCATACCATTAGTAAGACTAGTTACAGAGTCTACCACATTTCCAGCTGCTGCTGAAGAAAGTGCTGGCACTGAAACGTAAGCCGCATCTCCAATGATGGTCATTTCTAATGAAACCGTAGCGCCTCCGTTAAGCAAAACCTCTACGTCTCCATTATTAATTATACGAACACCTTTAATCCATTTGTAGTTGTTGTTTGTACTTGTTAGATAATCTAATATCTGAATATGTGCATTACCACCTAGATATCCTTCAGAAACAATAAACGCTACAGAGGAGTGAGCATACCCACGTAAGTAACAAACTACTGGTGAGTTTCCAGAATCCGTTATCTGGAAGAACTTGTACCAGCTATCTACATCACTCGCTGTGTCAACTGAAGAATAAGTTTTGGTAACACCCCTTGGGTATCTAGCATCCGACTCTGTTTCTGTGTAATATCTATCGTCATGATTATGAGACGCAGCCGCATACGTATTAGCAGTAACACTAAACGTTGTATTTGTCAAGGTCAATCCAGTTCCAGCGGTGTATGTGGTATCACTTGAAGATGTACCAGCACCTATAAGAGTTCTAACCTCTGCGGCAGATACACCACCAGTTAATGAAGGAGTAGACCCATTAGTAGTAATAGCAGCAAAGTCGTTTCTGTCTAGTGTGTCAAAGTTGGTGTATCCCGTCTTATCTGAAGCTTCTGAGATAACCCATCCATTACCCCATTGAGCAGTAGCTGAACTAGCGGTATACCCAAACCATAAATCTTTAGCAATAAGTTGAGCGTAGTTGCCTCCCTCACCGCTGATAAAGAAAGCGGTATTCCCAGAAGAAGAGTTTCTACATACCTCAATAGTCGGTGTATGGTAGGGGTTAGAACATTCATATCTAAATGCTTGAAATCCTCCGTTAACCTCTGGGTTCCAGTAACCGTATATTTTTATTTCGCCTCCTTCACCCGAAGTATTATAATTGTCTTGGTAAACCAAAGTAAAACCACCCATTGAGTAGTTGTCTTGTGGAACTTCAGTCTGAATAACTAAATAGTCAAGGTTCCCACTATTGTTAGAGTAAGAAGCGTGTACCTTACGCCATTGGTGCATGTCATGTTCCGCACCAGATGCTTGAGCTAAATTCTCATACTCTAAAGCATAAGTGCCAGCGTGGCTGTGCGATGCAGTAGCAAACGCTGAAGAGGCTTCATACGCTGCACTACCAAAGATTGAAGACCCAAGCTTTTTCCCTTGCACTCCATTGTCAAGAATAACAAAGTGGTCTTGTGTAGGAGCAAACGTAGAGGTGTTATTAGTTAACTCTGTAAGATCTACATTAAAAGTAGTGGTGCTTAGGTCTAATAACGTACCAGCGCTATAAGTCGTGTCTGTCGATGATATTGTTACCGTACCACCCGCAGAGTACGCTACGCCAGCGTTAGTGCCTGCAACGATGTTTAAATCGCCTCCAGAGCCAACAGTAGTTCTTTGTGTATCGTTGGTCTTTAAATTCCAGCTTACATAGTTATCGTATGTGGCAGAACTAAAAGCCAGTGACCCAAGTGTACGTTTTTCTACCTCAGTACTATTTAACACCAAAGCTGTAGTGCTTGTGGTGTTTGAGTCAGTAGTACCAATAAGAAGCTTTGCACCTACCTCTATATTCGCGTCTGTAATTAATGTATCACTAGTTAAATCTAAGTGTCTTTTAGAACCTGTTACCGTAGCCATTATTTATTTTTTTATTTTTTACCTCTAATTTTCTTTCTAGATATTTTGTATGGTATTGTAGCGTCTTTAACAGATTCATACAAGCTACCATAAGAAATATAATCAAATGTAGATGCGATTTTGTAGGGAGATTTATCAGATTGACCTACTGCTGTATATTTTATTCTTAGTTGAGTTCCAGAACTAGTAAATGTATGGTATGCAGTTCCAGTGGCACTATAAGTCTCCCAAGTACTTCCATTGTTATTACTTACATAGTAAGATATAGAACAACCACTAGGTGTATAATGTCCTATTTTTTCTAAGTGTACAAAATCAACATTAGCACTGTTGTCTAAAGTAAAAGCTCCATAAATTATTTCCCAGTTACCAATTAATCCATTTCCAATGTCATTAGACCAACTGACATAAGTATGACCATCATACCCATAACCAAGTTTTATCCAGTAAAATGTTCCGTCAGCAGATTGCATTCTAAAAATAGGTGTACCATAGTCAGACCTATAGCTTCTTCCTCGTCCTCCGGTTGTAGTATCTTCAGTAGTACTATCGTGTCTATAAACACCTACTATTTTGTCGTTGTCTTGGTCTATCCAACCGTCTAACATATTGCGCCCTCTGTCCGAAGTAGTAGGACAAAAGTTTGAAAATCCCGGATTTCTTATAGAGTGTTCATTAGTGATAGTCTGTACCTGCCCGCCTGCTCTAAAATAGTTGCCGTATCTCTGACCATTAGCAGTATCTTCAGTATAGTATTGACTAATTACTACTGGGGCTTGTGTGCCTGTTAAACATCTTGACATATCTATTTTAGCATGGCGGCTATTACATCCTACAATTAAAATGTTAGGCGCATTTACAGGGTCTGGAATAAACAAACCTTGTTCATATGCATCGTTTCCAAGACCAGCATCTGATAAATCCACCCATACTACTGATGGAGAAGATGTAGACGCATCATAAATTACAGTCATGTTTGCATTGTAATATGTACAATAAAACATTCTGTCATTCTCTTCGTCATAAAACAGAGTACCACGATAACCATTTCTATCTATAGTAGCACTACCACTTCTTTGCTGAGTAGTAAAATCAATTTTTTCTACAGTACCGTCTGTAATATCTCTACGAAGTATAGCCTTGTAGTGAGTAGCACTTTCATCAACTCCATAAACCCAATCTCCCGCAATGCTAAGACCAGAGTAATACGAACTACCAACATCAGCTACGGCAGAACCCCCAGCACTCATAAATGTACCTCCTGACTCTACTAGTGTAGGTGCGTTGCCGCTAAAGCAGTTTGTGTAATTCCATATAGAATAACCGTTGTTGTCGTAAGACATTATCACAAGTTTCTTACTAGGCTTGTGTAACACAATAGACTGATTATTAGCATCGCCATATGCGCCTGAAGGGTCTGTGTTGCTATACACTCTAGTAAAAGAACCATCATTGTTTAGTTTAACAATGCCCATTCCAGCTGCCCAAGACGCATGAATAATTAAATCTCCGTGAACACCATATCCATGCGGAAATCCTATTACGTCATCACTGCCTTCGCTGTATTGAGAGGTCTTATTGCTCATGCCTCTTTTCCATGCAGGAATAATATTACGCTGCCCCTCATAGTCATTAGCTACAGCACCTGTAATGCTTTGTATATCTGAACGTGTAAGAGATAAGTTTTTAATCATGACAACTCATTAATTTTATTTGTTGCCTCTTCAATAGAATTGGCACAAGATTTACGACCACGCAGGTCTTCTATCCCTTTTTCGTTTAAAATCTGTAAATGGTTTTGAGCATTTGCTAACACCCTTTGCCAATATTGTAAATCATCTACCATATTAAGACTCTATTACTTCTACCCAAAACTGATGGAATTTATCTAAATCGTTTGACCCTATTTTATACATGTAAGAAGAATTGTTACCACTATATACTAGTGTTGCTCCTGTCCGTGTTAAATCTCCTGAAGCAGCTTCAGCATCCATGTAAATTTCTACATGATCTACAAAACGAGAGTCCGGCATTTCGTACTGAATATAATAAGCAGTATTTAAGTTTACAACAGACATATTAGCAACGTCTAATGCAGCTGCGCTAAATGCTCTGTTAGCAGTTCCGGCTGTAGAATATATACCGCTCTTAACAGCATATACTCTGTAGTACATTGTATCTGATACACTGAACGTAGCGTCAATGACCGTCATTGATGAAGCTACATCTTCTTGCGGAACATGAGCAATCATTCCATAAGAACCGGTAGAACTGCCTACCGCAGACCATACTTGGTAGTAATCTACATCTGGTGTAGAAGATTGAGAGAATGTTATTTCTATAGTCTCTCCAACTACAGCGGTGGAATCAACACTTGGTGTTGCAGGGCTAATGTCTTCTAGGTAAGCAATGCTGTTAAATGCATTGCTTCCAAGAGTACGTTTTTCTATTTCATTACTTGATCCTAATACTAATGCTGTTGTTGAGGTAGCATTTGCGTCAACTGTGGAAACATACATCCTACCTGCTACAGTAACAGTACCAGAGAATGTTACATTGTTAGTAGTTCTTCCACCAGACATAATAGCTGCACCATTCGTACTATTATCATGTCTACGTAAAGACCAAGTACCATTACCAGTGTTTGGTTGGAATCCAGAAGGTAGTAATGCGTTTGGATTTCCTTCATAGTATAAAGACAATCCGTATTTATCAGCGGCTGCGTCTGTGTTATTGTGTTCACTAAAGAATATACGACCCGAACCTTCTCCGCTAGAAGCACCTGCAACACCCTCAATAAGAACCGTACGACCATTGTCATCTGCCTCAGCACGTTCACCTAAAGAGAATGTTTCGCCACCAGCAATGATTAAATCATTACTTACTATTGTAGTAGAATCTGTTATATTAATTCTTCCACTACCACCGGTATTAAGATTTATAGCATCTGTACCAAAAGTAAAGCTTGTATTGCCATCACCCTCATGATAGATACCATCTGCAATGGTAATGTTTGTAGAGGTCAAAGACCCTGCAACATCAAAAGTTGCACCAGTACCAGAGAACCTAAGTATATTGTCATCAGTATCATCTACAATAGCAAGTGTCATGTCGCCACTTGAACCAGACTTAAATACAATACCTTCTCCTGGGTCTGAAATCTCTAATTGATTAACACCAGTAATATTAAAGTTTGTACCAGATATACCTCCATTAGCAAGAGTAAGTCCGTTAATACCACCAGAAGCTGTAAGTGTGTTTGCTACTGTAGTAGCTGTGTTATTAACTTCTAGTCTTTCTGTACCTCCAGTTACTACACGCCATTGGTCACCAGCGTGAAACTGCATATAAGTATCAGTGTCACCAGTATGATAAATACGGCTAGGAACATACAGGTCATTACTTATTTCAGTATTATGACCTCCATCGCCAAGCAATATTTTACTGCCATCATTCCAAACATCTATTGCTCTCTTTATACCTATATCTCCTCCATCCCAGCTAAACCAAGTTGAAACACCAGTACCTATTCCGAAAGCAAAACCATCTTCTGTAGCAGACCTTTGAACGTAGAAAGAGTTAGCCGTTATGTCAGTGCTGCTCCATTTCCAAGGAAGTCTTAATGTACCAGTCATCGTATCACCACCAACTGCTACAAAAGCTGTAGATGCTGACGTTGCAGCAGTACCTAATCCAAGGTTAGTTCTTGCGTTAGCAAGCTCCGTAGAGCTAAGGCTCTGATTGTTTACATCAATACGTAGTCTGTTGCCGAGGGCAGTAGACATCGTAGTGCTAAAGCTAGCATCATCTCCAAGAGCAGCTGCAAGTTCATTTAAGGTATCTAGTGCAGCTGGTGATGAATCTACAAGGTTTGATATAGCTGTGCCAACATAAGACTCTGTAGCAACGGCGTTTGAACCAACCAATACCGAACCGCCATATGTAACTCTAAATATATCCCCAACACCATCTTTTGCAGACCCAAAAATAATAGCATTATTATCCCCGCTTAGATTTTCTCCATCGTACTCAATGTACATAGAGTCACTTGTGGTAACACCCTCTCCAAAGGTTATTGAAGCACGACCATCAGTATAATGGCTTCCAGTTCCGATACGCATGCCATCTTCAAAAATGGTCATACCCGTAACCGTACCACCAGCTAGCGGAAGGAATGAAGTACTGCTAAAAGCATTAGAACCTAAACTACGCTTTTTAACCTCTCCAGCAGCGCCTAACAATAAAGCGGTGGTTGCTGTTGTTGTTGCAGCTACACTACCTATATACAGTTTTCCTGCTAGCGTTGCATTTTGTGACGTGTCTAAGACTAAGGCATTTGTACCGTTAGTTCTTAGGACTATACTTTGATTAGAAGGCTTAATAGCTATTGAAGAATAGTTACCCGCTCCAGATGCTCTGGCTTGAAACCTCATGTCTGATAAGGCATCTGTACTGCCTACAGTTTCTATATATAATCCACCAGAATCAGCATTTGAATAGGTATAGCTTGAAGCATTTGCAGTTGCCCACTTAAAGTTGGAGTCTAACTTTAACTCTCCAGTCATTGTACCCCCAGCCGTCATCAACGCCCCCGCAGCAGCTACATTAGTAGCATCCGTTACATCAGCACTGTCTTCAACACCTGTAGCTGTTGAATATGTATTTGTATCAACAGATATTACACCGCTTGCGTTTGTTTTTAGTAAACCAGCTCCGTAGGCATTGAGTATAATTGTACCATTGTTTTGTATTCTAAGCCTTTCTTGTATCCCATTAGTAACGTTGGTAGATGTGTAGAAAGTTAAATGAGATCCTGCAGAATATACATCATCGTATATTGCTGCCATTTGTGCCTGTACACCTGGACCTCCACTAGATCCATCTTCACTATAAAATTCAATCTTACTCCAAGGATTAGTTGTATCTCCTTGTCCTGTTGCTGCATTACCTGCATCCGTTAAACGGAGAGTAACTGGGTTTGTTATTGGTGATGGATCTGCACCTGCATTGGCACTGATTTCTAGATGAGCATCTGGACTAGTAGTTCCAATACCTACGCTGCCACTTGCAGTTATATTGTTGTAGAATGATGCGTTTTTGTTCTTATCTAATCTTAAGACAAGATTTGGAGAGTTAGCTCCAGCAGAGTCTGTGTAAAACTCTAAATAACCGTCAGCAGTGTTACTTACAGTGTCAGTTCCTCCCTTTATTGCTGCTCTTAATGTTTTATTGTAATTACTTCCATCGTAATAATTGTCGGTAAATGTAATTATAGAGCCCTTTTGGTCTGTATTAGATTCCCAGTTATTGTATAAATCTAAGTGAGCGTTACTTGCAGATATACTACCTTGAGATACGTGTTCTGAAGCTTTGGCAATCATAAGCCTACCGGTCATTGTATCACCACTGACATTAACCAAGTTAGTGTTAGCCCAAGACTCGGAGGCAAGACCAGTTAGCTCTGTATCTACATAGTCTGTCGTAGCGTACCCTGGATCTGTAGATGGAACCCACGAAGGAGTAACATCCGCATTGTTAGCTACACCAGTAGCCGTAGAGTAAGTATTTGTGTCTACTGTACCATCGGCTTTCAAGAAGCCTGTCGCAGCCGTGTTAGTCTTAAATCCAGCTGCGTGTATATAACCATCAGTATCTATGTGTGATACCTTTGTAGTAGAAAAATTAAAGGCTACAATATCTTCAACATCGCCTTGATCTGGTTGTATACCTGTATTGCTAATAGTAAGAGCAGCACTTGCTGATATAATGCTATTACCTAAAAAATCAGAGGTTGTGTAAATATCTCCTACTACATGTAACTTTTGTGCAGGGTTATCAGTCCCAATACCAACTCTACCTAATCTATCAACTCTAAATCTTTCAGCAAGTGATGTACCTGCTGCACCAGCATCGGTATCTGCGTTGTTTGTGTATACCACAAACGCACCCATTCCCTCTTCTGCTTGAGACGAAGCACTACCATCATTGTTACCAACTTCAGCACCTATTCTTACTTGCGGAGTTTCATTAGTGTTGGAATCAACAAACGTAAAGTCAATAAAAGATTTCTGCTCTACTAAGTCTCCGCTGGTGTCCTCTTGCTTAAGTGTTAATAATGTTAAATCACCGTGACCTCTTTTGATAGTTAAGTCACCAGTCATTGTGTCTCCACTAGAATCTACATAAGATGTAGTATCCACGGAAACATCACCGTTAGCATCAGTAGTCAAAAATCCTGCACCGTATGCTGGAACTTTTAACGTACCGTCTTGGTCAATTAAGAATCTACTCGTTTCTGTACCAGATACCAAAGATTTAATTTCAAAGCTTTGCGCTCCTGCGTAGTTCCTTGTTTCAAGAAGAATACCATGATTCATGTCATCATGAAGCATCTTAATGGTAGAATCTAGCTGACCAGTATCACCACTATTTCCACTATCTCCTCTAAGTATAAGTGTAGCAGTTCCTGCCGAAGTAGCTTGTATTGTACCAACCACTTCTAGCTTCTCACTAGGACTCGTAGTACCAATACCAACGTTGCCAACTGCTTGGTCTACGTGCTGAATTCGCATAGTTTCGTAGAACAATGGATTTCCATTAGTGTCAGTACCAAAAGTATGACCGAATGCCATATCTGTGTTATGACCGCCCATAACGACAACTCCGCCTCCATCAGCTTGACCAATACTAAATCCTCTAGAGGTGCTATTAGCTCTAGTTAAGTCAAAAGACCAACTATAATCTGACCCCGAAACAACAGCTGGAGTTCCAACTTGAAGCTTAAATCCAGGACTTGTAGTTCCAATACCAACGTTGCCAGAAGAGTTAATGCGTACACGTTCAGAGCCATTTGTGTATAAACTGGTAATGCCGTGTGTCCAGTTAGTGTTGTTTTTCTCAGTTTGACCGAGAATCATTTGACCTCCAGCAGCACCTACAGTTCCGGGTGTATACGAAATCGCGATCTGTTTGTCCCAATCCCAATCACTAGAAAGATTTATTGTATTAGTTGTAGAATTGCCAATAACCCATAAATGGTCAGAAGTGTAACCAAGTAAATCAATAGCTCCGTTAAAACGTAGACGATTGTATCCCCCCATTTCAAGCCTAACAGCTCCTTGAGCAGTTGGTTGGGGTACTGTTATTTTCCCGGTTGTAGCAACCTCAAGTGCATTTGTTGTCCCTAAAGCAGAAGATGCAGCAAGCACAAACTTATCAGAGTCTGAGTTGTCAATACCCATCGTGTATTGCTGGGTACTAATCTTAAACTGCATACTGGCATCACCAGTATTACCGTCTTCAATAAGAAGTTTTGGATCTGTAGTTTGGTAATCAAAGACGTGAAGCTGCGCGGCTGCATCTACAGAAGCTTGATAAGTGCCAATGCGCACACCGCCAGAATTGTAGTATATATTATCACTTGAAGCAGTACTCCAAATGTTTGAAGCGATGTAATCAGTTCCAGCTGTTGCGGCTACGATATTACCGTTGGAATCAACTTTTAATAAAGATCCAGCCGTTACCGTGCTTAGATTTGGTGTGCTTAAAAATTTTATAGCCATATTGCAATGTCAAATATCTGGAACTAATGTAATAAATTAAAACCAGAGAAGGTGGGCTATGCCACCTAACCCTGGTTCATGTAGTTAATCAACGCTTTGTTGTATTAATTTCCTATGTTCGAAATATCTAAAGCGCCTACTAAGCTAGTCATACAGATGTAATCTCCGTCATTCACCGTGTCTGCAAATCTAACCTCAATAGCATTGGTAGTTGTTCTAGCAACCTCTACAAATACTGTTTCGTAACTAGTAGCGTCTACAATTTGTACGTTAACAAGTTTGCTACCCAAACCATGCGTTACCGTGTAGGTGTTACTAGACTTAGAAACGTTGTCACGGCTAACAGCATTAAGTAAAATACTATGAGAACCTACACCAAGAGCAGCACCGATATCGGCAACTGATCCACGTTTCATTTCTTGCGTTAAACCAGTATCTTGGAATATAACGTAGCTCTGAGATGTTACGGTTTGTGTTCCGAAAGAACCAACCCAAAGACCACCTTCAGTACGCCAAATATCGTTTGTCTCGTCCCAGAAGAACTTCTTATTAGTATCGGTACCACGCTCGATTTCAATACCTGCGTCCTGAGAGGCAGCGGCGGTTTCGTCAGCGTTAAGTACAATAATGTTATCACCAATATTCACCGTGTTAGAGTCAACAGTTGTTGTTGACCCTTGTACTGTTAGGTTACCAGAGATAACAAGGTTACGGCTACTACCTACAGTTACGTTAGTACCATCATCACTAAGTGGAGAGTCTATTAACTGACCGTTCGTATCATCCCACATTAAGAGGGTATCGTCCGATAAACTAGCGTGGTTCTTAAGTGCTACAGCGTTTGTTTCTACAGCAATACCAGTTCCTGCACCTACATCTATAGTAGTAGAACCACCAAGCGATGTTGCTCCAGCGGTAGCAGTAAGACCTGCGCCTCCAGTAACAGTAATACTAGAGTTAGTTAAAGATGCGTTAGGAATAGAAGCAAGCTTTAAGCTTGTTCCGTCAATCGCAATACCTGTAGCCGTACTACACGTAAGGTAAGCAGAAGTAGAACTGCTTACATCGTAGAAGAAAATAGAATCAATTGCACTTTCTCCAGAAATTGCTGCAAGAGATTCAAGACCTAAGTGAGAGAGAGATACCGTAGCATCACCACCAGAACCATCTGCTACAGAAATACCAGTACCAGCACTAATAGAACGAACATCACCTGTTACGTCGAGCCACTCTGTACCGTCGTAAACGTATAGTTTTTTGTTATTAGCTGTAGTGTTGAAGTAAATTTGCCCTTCTGTGCCAGAAGAAGGCTGCGTGTCTGTAGGGTGAATAGCAGCATTGAGGAGCTGTAATCCACCTAAGTCAATATTACTTTTGTAAAGAATTGCCATTTTTTTTATTAGTTTAAGTAAGCTTTACCGCTTGTTGAGTTTACAAATTTCACAGTTAAGTTATTGGTGTCTACATATTCAACTTCAGCAACAACCTGTATGTCGCTTGAGTTAACTATAGTCACCGAAGGGTTTTTATTTAACCCGTGGTTAATCTCCCAAGTAGTAGAATTAACTTCTTGAGAGTACACATAAGTCTTATCACCTGTTCCTGATGATACTGAAATTATAAAGTATTCATTATCAGTAAAAACACCGTTTCCATTTAAAGAGTCTACAGAAACCTGCAAGAAGTTGGGATAGTTTACACTTATTGATATATCGTTTATGCTATACACGCAGTACGTATCTTGATCAG